CAAGTTTACCAATTCCGCGTGCATTTAATTTTTCGGCCACCATATGTTTCAATCTAAAATAATAAGTAGGGCCAATAAAAATTTCAGTTTCTATTTGTCTGCCAGTAAACCCATTATAAAGTATTTCGTTTCCATGTTTATTAAAACTATTGCTTTCAAGGCGTTTATATATTTTACTATTATCAATTGGTATAAATACAGTGGCATCACCTAACATGCCATCTAAACAGCACATTTTAGCAAATATACACTCTACCAAATGACCGATTGTCATTCTCGATGGGATAGCATGTGGATTAATTATGATATCGGGTCTAACACCATCTTTTGTAAAAGGCATATTTTCTTCAGATATTATCATGCCAAGAACGCCTTTCTGCCCATGTCTTGACGCGTGCTTATCACCAAATTCTGGTTTTTTAATTTTTAAAAATCTAACTTTACATACTATAGAATCCTCTCCAGATAACTTGTTAGATACATAAACCTTATCAACAGTACCATATAATGAGTTATCAGTGCTGATAGAAATATCTGTATAAATAGTTTCTTTAACTTGTTCAATAAAAACACCTCTTTTAACTTCTTTATATACTTCTTTGACATTTAACATACCAACAATAATTACTTCTTGTCCCTGTGGGATATATGTTCCTTCTTTGATAAACCCCTTATCATTAATAAATGAATAATCGCGTTTTTTAATACCTTGAATTTTGATACCCTGTTCTTTCATTTTAATAGGATTTCCAAAAATAGTTCTTTCATATTGTGATACTATTTTAGATGTTGCTGTAATCGATTTATAATAAGATAAAGAATTCAAACCTCTATTAATTGTTGCACGATTTATCATAATACTATCTTCTTGATTATAACCGGTATATGTCATAATTGCTACAATTGTATTAAAGCCATTGCCCATAATGTCACTTGATGTATATTGTGCGATTCTTGTATTTATAATAGCACGTTGAGGATAATGTAGCACATAACTCATTGTATCAAATCTATTATTAAAATTGGTTGCATACATACTGATAGCTTGTTTCGATTGTGCAGCGTGGAATACATTACGAACAGATTGATTATGATTACACATTGGTATATTACCACTTACAACACTAAGTATTGTTGAAGGATGTATTTCTAAATGTGTATGATATGGTGTAATTTCATCTTTATTCATTGCTATTAAAGAAGTATCTGTTTCTTCATTATCTAAATATTCAATACACGCAGCATTATTTTCTAAAACTGTTAATATTTTTTTATATTTATTTCTATAATGTTTATTATATTCTCCATCGCCTTCATGGTCATCATCACCATTGTAGCTATCGCTATCAGCTTCATCTTCGCTATCATTATCTCCAGCTCCACCAGTTAATGCACTGCTTTTATGATTAAATAAGCTATTTGTTATTCTATTAATGATTCCCGGATTTTCATTTTCTTCACCGCCTCCATAAAATTTATTGTCATAATACTTTGTATCATATTGTGCTGTACTATAGCTTGCCCCACCTTTTCCAGAATAATTTTGTTTTACAATGCTGATATCTAAAGGATTTATATAAATATCTCTATAATAATAATCGTCCGTTTTTTCTTCATCTTTCAATTTAATTGTATGTCCATTTAACATGTCAAACCAATTTTCGCATTTTTGTTTATAAACTGTTATTTCATTTTCCATTTTTTTATTTTTTTTGAGTATTAGTAAAGGCCTACATGGTCTCCCCGCCTCTGTAAATATACATATTTCGTTTGTAGGTATGTGCCATGATATAGATATTAAAATATTTATTAAACCATTTCTTCTATATGCTTTAAGTATTCTGGTAACAAAAATAGGATCTCCTGTAATACCAAACAAAGTACCATTTAAAAATACATTTGTAATATTTTTATTTGTATATAAATTATAATTATTCAATGGTATTATACCAATATCAATTAAACATTGCGATATATTGTCTGTACCTAATCCTGCAGTTATTTTAGCAAGTAATGATAGATTTTTAAGATATCCAATAGATCCACCATCGGGGCTCTCAAATGGACACATCATACCCCATTGTTGAGAATGTAATCTATGTGGACCAGTTATTTTAATACTTCTATCAATTGGTATATTTACACGTCTCAAATGTGATAAATAACCAATATAACTAATACGAGATAAATCTTGTACTTTTCCCATTTCTGGATCATCATCACTTGCGAGACCCCATCTGCCTTTTAGAGATTTGTTAAAAGTATCTGTTACAATCATAGATGAAACTAATTTATAAATATTATGTTCAGTTATAAAATTATCATAATTATCTTGTTGTTTCCATGATCCATAATAATACATACTATCCATAGTATTACGTATATTATCCCTTAATTTTTGATAAGCTTCTTGGAATAATTCTGAAAGCATAAAACCACTAATATCTACTCTTTTAAATATGTAACTATCGCGATCACTAATTGGTGCTACATTAATAACAGTTTTTATGAATTCTAAAACAAGATAACCTAAATATTTGCCTTTATCATTAAAATTTTGAATATTTGGAAAAATATCCATTGTTAGAGTAGATTTAACGTGCTCAAATGTCCCGTATCTAACCTTATTTTTTAAATATTTAATTGCATCTTCCTGTGTATAAATTTTATATTCATATTCATCCTCAATAAATGTAGAACTCATTATTGATGGTCTTATAAACTCATTAAAATAATTTCTTTCATTATCATTGAGCTTGTTACCAAATATTGTGTTATAAATATCCTTATCACTTTCAACACCAAAAGCACGAAATAATATAACTAATGGTATTTTTCCATTAAATGATGGCAATGATACATGTATTGAACCATATAAATAATCATTACTCGAACTCTTTTTTTTTGTTGAATTTTTAATATTGCTAACTTCATTAGACATTATGTCAATTACTGGAATATCAACATAGTAAAATTCAACTGATCTGGGTGCTAAAGCTCCTTTATCAGCAACACATCTTATTACACCTTTATAACTAAATCCATCATCATTATCAGACAATTTTGTAACAAATAATTTATTGGTAACTATTTTTTCTTGAGCGATTATAACCTTTTCTTTGCCATCTATTATAAAATATCCACCAGTATCATATGGACATTCTCCTAATTCGCGCAAAATATTTGAACCTTGATTTTTAAGAACACATATATCACTATGTAACATAATTGGAATACTTCCAATTGCAACATTATTAAATGTTTTTGTAAAGATTTTTCCCGAATCAGGTACAGTTATTTTTATATAGACTTTAGCGAATAAATGTGATTCATATGTGAGATTTTTCATTCTTGCATCATTTGGTGTTATAAGTTTCGGCGTACCATCCTCAAATTTAGTTGGTCTGTCGACAAATATTTCATTACCATCTTCGCCGCCAACATATACATCAACTTTCATTGTAACATTATCAAAATCGTCATACTTTATCATAGTAATTGGGTTATATGATTTTATTATGTAAGGTATTTGGGATTTAATAAAATCTCTGTAGCTATCCAAATGATGTCCTGTAAAAGGATATTTATGATCCTTGAAATATAAATCTAATATATCCCATTCACTACTAATCATACTTTCCTAATATATTGTATTATTATCTATTAATAAAATATTTCTATAAATTTTATATAATTCTATTAATAACATTATAACCCAAATCATATAATAATAAATTTCCTGTTTGAGAATCTACAATTAAGCTATTTGGTATTTTTGCATTTTTATCAATTATCTCTATTGGAATAGTTCCTCTATTATCATTTTGTCCATGAACATCATCGCCGAAAAATTGCAAATTATTTAATTCGAGTTTTATCGTTCTATTTTTATAATTTCTCATATTTATTCTTTCAGCGCCTCTAACAGGTCTCACATAAGATCCATTTTTGTATACTGAAAAAATGCCATTTTCATTAAATTTCAATTCATGCGTATTGTCAAAAGATTTAAAAGGTAATGTGCGCTGTGTTAAAGATAAATCATTTCTATTAACAACAATATCATCAATTCTCATTATATCCCCTTCATTTAAAACATATTCAGGAGTTAATAATTTATTACCCCATGGCATATAATGAAACATACTTTTAAATTCACTATCTAATTCATTTAATCTATATAAGCGAAATGTCATTTCAGGAACACCAGGATATCTTCGATATCTTCTTGCCAAATCTTTTAACATATTTAAGTTGAAATGTTTAGAATATTGATGAGATTTTTTACCGGGCTTGTCATATATTTCACTTCTTGCTTCTGCAACAGCCATTTTAACAACAGATTCAAAAGAACCACTAAAGTATTCTCCTTCAGGTACTTTATTATTGCGTAAATCTTCATTTATTTCTTCGTTTGTTTCATACTTTTCCTCTATTAATTCACGTGCTTCTTTAGCAAATTTTCCTCTTTTACTATCTTCATCATACATATATTCGCCAAAATTTTGTGTTTGCAAGCATTTAGCAGCATGATAAGGTGAATTTTGCTTAGCAAAATATTCCATAATAGCTCCATCTGGGTTATACATTGGAACAATTTCATCAAAATCTTCCCCCTCTTCTGACACACATCCCATATTTAAACAAGATTTTTCAAGTTCATAATAAAGCAAATCCCTTTCCCAAGCGTCTTTATTTTTTTCTCTTATTATGCGATCCATTTTTTCCTTATCTTTGCCTTGCTTACTTAGATATTCGTCGCCAATTTTTTCAACTAATTCACCTGTAAAATCAAAATTATTTTTAACTGCTTTTAAGAACATGGATTTTCTACTAACTAATAAATTCATCCATCTATTTTGATGTGATGTTGATGTAATAGAAGGAAAATATGTATATTTATTTATATTTGCTCCTCGAATAATTTTCATTAAATTAGGTATATATATAACTATTTTATAGTTACCTTGAAACGTATATTTAATAACTGAGGTTTTTTTTAATTTATCTTCAATACTGTCCATTTTATTTTGCAAACTATCATCAAGATCATCTCTCATATATTTAGCAATACTTGCATCTTCATTATCTGGATCATATTCAATAACCTTAGCAATCATTACATAAATAGGCAATGGTATTTTAGATTGATAAGCATTTACAACAGGAATATTACTTAATTTATTTTTAATTTCACTTTTAATTGTACTTAATTGTGTAATAAATTCTTCACAATATATGTTATTATTCATATAGTCCTTATTGGTATATTCTTGATAAGTCAGGTTCACGCATCTTTGAAAGCGTAAAAAATCTTTTTTTTCATATTTAACAGGATCTAATGCATCATTACATTTTTTCATGGAACCACCATTTTTACATTTTTTCCCCTTAACATTTTTATAAATAAGCATTATATTATTTATTTTATATATATATAATATATTTAATGGAAAATATAATAGACACCTGTATTACAAGTAATACAGATTATGATATAGCAAACGTGATTCATAAAATACTAAAAGACAAATATAAATATATAGAAAATAACACATGGGAATATTTCGATGATATTAGTAACAAATGGAATATAGATATTAAGAATAAAAATTTTAAAAATGCAATTAAAAACGATGTTTGTAAAGAGTTTATTCAAAGATCTATTTACTGGGCAAATAAAACTAAAACAGTTAATAGTAAAACTGATATAATGTCTTCCAAATTATTATTTATTGGTAATAAAATGAAGGATGACAAATATATATCTAATATAATTAAGGAGTGTAAACAATTCTTCATAACAGATGAATCTTAATTGTCCTAAAAATGCCAATGAATTATATAGTGTGTTTAAAAATGAATATAATTTTAGTATAAAAGATTGTATATTAACTGAACATGATAATTGCAATATATTTAGTGATGTTAAAGATAAATTGATAAATGATAGTTTTTTCGATTGGAAATTTGTAATTAATTACTTTGATTCTTGTGAAAAATGTTATATGTTGCAATATGAAAATGTAGTGTTCAACATATTATGTAAAAATAAGTTAAGTAAAAGTAATATTATAAAGCTTTGCAAAAATATATATCGCATATATTTAACAGCTAAATTATATAAAATTAACAAAAATTTTACATTTTATATTATAATGTATTCTGGTAAGCGTAAATTACCGAATAAAAATAGCTCAATTAAAGCTGAAAATATCAATGGTGGTTTTACATATATCCATGGCAATAATATTTATATCATTAGAGAACAGGATTACGAAAAAGTAATATTACATGAATTATTGCATCACAATACGTCGATGCATTACGAATATTGGTCAAACTATAATATAAATAGATTGAAAAAAACGTGCAATATAAATAAAAATCAATTATTAATACCAAATGAAGCAATCATTGAATTATTTGGATGTTTGCTAAATGTTATATTTTATTCTATAGAAACTAAAAAGAATTTTAAGGAATTGCTTAAGAAGGATATTGCGCACAGTATTAAACTTTCTAAAAGAGTATTAAATTATCAAGATGGCAGGGAATGGTATGAAACTACAAACTGTTATTGTTACGTAGTACTCAAAACAATATTATATAAATATATAGATGATTTTTTTAAAATATATAAATGTAACAATGATACTGATATTACTGATTTCTTAATTGAGCATTTTTATAAAATTAGCAAAATCTTTAAACGAATTAGTAAGGATAAAAGTAAATGCTTAAAACAAACTGTATTTTAATTATTTAAAACATAGAATATTAATAATAGAAGGTATATTATGTCTATTGAAGATATTAATTATTTAAAAGCAAACAGTATTAAGCAAAGTTATACTTTTTTGATTGATAGTAATGAAAGAGATAGAAAAGTTTATCCGAATCCAAATAATTATACAATAGAATTTAGTGATCCATTTAAAAATGTAATTGGTATGGAAATTATTGATGCAAGTATTCCAAGGACTATGTATAATATTGACGTGGAAAATAATACAATGTATTATTATATTGGCAAAGATGATAATGATGAATTGATAAAAAATGGTATTACAGAAAATATAAATGCTGATTTAGAAGTTACAAATAGTGATATTGTCGATGATAGTCTAAGAATAAGAACACAGAATTATGCATTTGTAAAAAATCAAGTTAATCTATATAATATATATAGTGAAAATAATGGCATTGGTGGAGAAAAAACAGGTATAACTTTTACATTTACTGTTAAAACAGAAGTTGATTTTAAAGAAGGTACTGGAGTTGATAATTCCTATACTATTATTGATTTTAGATATGATCATTTAATAAATGCTACAACAGTTGATGATTCACCAATAGTTGTTAAAGTAATCAGATTAAATACTGGAATTACACAGCAAATTTTCAATTTATCATTTAAAATTGGTACAGAAACTAATGAATTTATATTATATAATATAAATCTTAATAATTTTACACATATTACATGGTGTATATCGGAGAATAATATATGGACAATATATTTAAATTCAGTTACTGATTCATCAAAAACTTATACTTCATCAAAAAGTTTAATAAATGTATATTATACTGAAAAATATATCGGTAAAAGATATGGTTATGAAAATGGCGATTGGAATACAGGATCATTATATATGAAAAATTTCAAAATATATAACAGGGTTTTAAATCAAGAGGAAGTAATAAATTGTATGAATAATATTAATGATGAAAAATCATATTTACCTGTTATATGGTATAAAATGACAGAAGCTAGTAATTTAACAAAAAATCATGGAAACACGTATAATAATAATTATCCTGGGTTATTTAATTATATAGATATTTTTAACAAAACTATTATAGAGCCTGGAAATTATACACTTAAAACATTTATTACCAGTTATGATGAAGATGAAAATTTTGAAATTGGCTTTGCAAATAATTCTGATCCTTCTGAATTAACAAATTTAATTAATGTTTATTCTAAAAAACCATTTATTTTGGATATGAAAAGATCTACTATATCTGAAACTATAGGTTTTGATTTGCGCGCAAATGCGATTAATTCATCAAATAAGTACAATTATAAAAACATATATAGTGGTAATCCTAATATGATTAAAATATTTCACAGCATATTAAATAATAATCCTGAAAAAAATTTTAGTAATAGTTTTGCAGATATATATAAAGTAGTATCACCCGGAATTGTATATTTTATTGGAAATAAATATATTGTTATGAAGTGTCCAGAGATTGAAGAGCACTTATATAGATCTCTTTCATATTCTAAATTTTCATTAGGATTAGCTAAGTTTAGGGTTGATAATGTAGGTATCAATAATGAGAGATTAACTATTACCAAAATACCAGTAAGAGAATTTCATCCAATAGGTAAATTTTCAAAGATGACTTTAAGATTTGAGACAAATACAGGAAATTTATATGATTTCAAGGGGGTTAATCATAATATTGTATTTGCGATTTATTATTATGAACCTACACAAAAATCAATGCCATATAAATCGTTATTAAATCCAGAATATAAAATGAATTACATTGAATATAAATATAGTCAAGAGCATATTGAAAGTGATAGTGATGATGATGAAGAAGATTTTTCAAGAGATAATATTAATGATTATAAGAAAAAAGAAAATATGTATAGTGAACAAGGTTTACAATTGCAAAAAATTAATAAAATGCAAGAATATGGTGACATTAAATCTGAAAGCGATAGTTCAGAGTATTCTGATAACTAATCATTTAATCATTTAATATAGATAATAATCCTTCAACTTCTAATTTTCTGAGAGCATCATTTTCAATTCTTGATTTAAATTTATCTTTTTGTTCTCTTTCTAATTTATTGCAATTTTCTATTAATTCAAGTATAGTATCTTTTTTATCACCAAGTGGAACTACTGAATTTTTATTTGCTTCTGCTTGCTTTGGGCTCTCAAATGTTATTGTTGGTGGTTGCGTTCGTGAATATTTTTCACCCCCATTTAAAATTGTAACATCTGTTACGGTACCATAAGCTATTCTTGCTACAGCTTGTGCATTTTTACCTTTTGAATCTGTAATTATTATCATTGGTGGTGAACCATATCCTTTACCAGCATTTTCAATTCTTATATCTTTAATTTCTTTATTTCTTACAATAGCTTTTCCTACAGCAGTGACTTCTTCTTTATCATCGCCAGTGTCTTCATTATCACCAGTATCTTCGGTATCGCCTGTTTCTTCGGTATCGCCTGTTTCTTCGGTATCGCCAGTGTCTTCAGTATCACCACCAGTGTCTTCGGTATCGCCAGTTTCTTCTGTTTCAAATTTTTCTACATTTTTCTTAAAATAGCATATATATACAATTACACCAAATATTGTTATAGCAAGTATCAGTGATATATAATTAAATAATGTTTCATAATCTATTTTTTTCATTATTATAATCTGTTATACTAAAAGATTATTTATTTCAATAAAATAATAAATTTATATTTATATAAGTAGGATATTATGACTGATTTAAATCTATTATATGGTTCAGATGATAACTTAATGGGTGATCAAATGGAAAGAAAGGAAAATGGAGGATTATATTCATCCCAAATATCGGGACAACAGTTACATAAAATGGCATCACAAAATGATATGGCACAAGATGATAAAAATCAACAAATGCAACAAATGCAACAAGTGCAGCAACAGCAAATGCAGCAACAAATGAAGCAACAAATACAGCAACAAGTACAAGCTATGCAGGTGGCAAATCCAATTCAGCAATCAGTGCAAAAAAAAGAGGCTGTCAATTATCAAAGACGTAATGATTATGGTTTTATGGATAGAATGAATATGAAACGAGGTGAAGTAATCAAATTAGCATTATTTTCATTAGTTATAGTTTTAGGTATATCTATTGATAGAATGTTAACATATTATTTATCCAGATATGTTGAAGATAATGTTTTAACAGATTTCCAAGAATTACTATTAAGATTAAGCTATCCAATTGCTATATTTTTATTATTATGGATATTTAAAGCAATATAAATTATTTTTCTAATATTTAATAAGTATACATATATTAAAGAACTCAACAATGAATATTTCAGAGATGATCAACGACGTAATTAAAAAAATTGGTAAAGATAATACAGATACATTATTTTTAATAATAATTATTGTATATTTTTTATACTTGTTTATTATGTTTTTTAGAGATATCTTAAATTTTTTAATAAGTAGATTTAATATTGTTACGGAAGAAATACCAACTAAAACACCTTATAATGACAGTTTATATATGAAATATTGTGATTTAGCAGATTTTGAAGGAACAATAATTGATAGAAAACTTTTAGAGTGGTTAATAATTTATTTTATATTATTTGTACTTTTTTGGACAAATGTCATACTAAATAAGTTATCAATTGATAATATGTCTAATGAAATTAAAATTTTAGGATACAGTAAATACTATAATTATGATATAACTGATAGTTTTGATTATGTTTTTTTAAATTATTTATCATATTATATCATAATAATATTATTTTTAATTGGATATATATTTATTTATAATTTTATATACGAAAATGATAATATGGATAAAGAGGTATACCGAAGTATGTATAATTTTAGTAATGAAATTAAAAATAATATAGTTACCGATAGTACTTCTGATAATAAATATGATTATTTAAATTTTTTATTAGAGAATAATGTCGAAGAATCGATCAAAAAATATGTAAAACAAGATAAAGACAGTAATTATAAAAATTTATTTGGAGATAGCAATAATGATGTAAATGAACGACTTAAATTACTTGTAACTTGGTTATTGGCAAAAGATAATGCATTTACTCATTTGAGATATAAAATTAAGGATATTGATGCTCTTGATAATATAATTTTTGATAAAAATTGTATTTATGCATATTTAAGTAATCCTATTAAAAATGTTATACTACCTATGTATGAAGATATCCCATATATATATTTATATACTAATCCTGTAATGAAAACCGAATTTGATAGTCAAGATATTAATTGGGCTAATAGTGATTCAACCTTAGAAATTACAGATGGTGAATTAAAAATTAAATATAATGAATTTAAAAAAAGAATAGAAGAATATTCTCGCGATGTTAATAGATACCATCAAGATTATACAGTTAAATATAAAATATGGCTTATATTATTTTCAATGTCTGGAATCATAGCAACTCTATTTACTATTATATTTTTCCTTTTTGAATTTACTACTTTTAAATTTCTATCTGGATATGTGAATTTCAAGGACTTTATAATGTCAAATTTATACACTATTATAATAATACTAACAACTTTTATTTTAATTGTAGGTGCAATAATTATTAATTTATAGATATAAAATAAAGGATAATCATAATCATGTTCAGTATAGAGAATATAGCTTCTTTAATTATTGCTATTGTATATATTGCATTTGTTATAATAGCCATATTAGCATTTTTTACAGTGTTAAATTATTTATTATACACAATATTTTGCATTGATGGTATTGTAAAACAAAATACATATAATAGTGCACCATTCTTCAAATTAAATCAGATTTATCATTATTATTTAATTAATTATGTGCACTTTCTTAATAAAAATAGAATTAAAAGATATAAACGATCAGATACTTTTTATAAAAAAATGGAAGAAGTAGATCATTATAAAGATGGTGATGTAAATGATCAAGATAAATTAAATGAATTTAAAAATTTAGAAAGCTATGAAAATGTTGTTAACGAAGATATTAATATTGAAATAGATAATACTAATCATGATCTCGAATATATAAATAAATATTTTAAATTGGTAGTATATTTTAATGATTATTCATATATCAAAAACCAAATAGACTATTTAAAGGATGATAAATATATATATATAAAATCACCATTGAATAATAGCTTATATCGAAGATATGATAAAATAGATGAAGATTATGATTTATTCCAGAATATTTCAAGATATATTTGGGAATTATATTATATTTTTTCTGAGTCAAATGATGAAAAAACATCGGGATTATATATTCATAAAGCTAACTTATTTTATGAAATGATATTATTTGCAATATATATAATATTTGCTATTTTAGTTGGATATTATATTATTATAACAGCTTATGCATTATATACTGGTGGTAAAACAAATGAAAATTTATTTAGTTATTTATATACTAAAAAATTTCATATTATTTTAATAATATTTACAATATTTGTATTTGCGTTTATTCATGAAACGCTGTATAAAAAATTGTTTATTGATAATATTTATAATAATATTTATCATAAATATAGTGAATTGTATAAAATAGATTTACAATTGCAAGCAGCAGTAAATGATGTTGTAGTTGGATTAAATGTGTTAAAAATTAATAATTCTGCTAATCCCACAATTATTGATAATATTAATAGAGTATATTCAAATACTATTGAAAATCTAAAACAAGTTGCTCATCAAAACTATTTAAGTTACCGTGATACAATTGTTGATCTTAAAAGCCAAGAGCCACATGAAGAACAATTAAAAAAATATGAAACAAAAATGAAAGCTGTTAATAGAGATTTTAATATATCATCAAGTAATGCAAATATTAAAATCACAGAATATATTCAGAGTATTAATGATATAATTAATAATAATTCATTTTATCTCTCTGAGCCTGATTCTAATATTGATATGGGTGTTAAATTAATATTTATACTAACGGTTTACGATTATTTAGTAGGAATAAATAGTAGTGATCCTTACATTTTAATTAAACTAAATAAATTGATACTTGGTCATGAAGTAGTTATAGGAGAAGAAAATATTGATAAAAATTTGGAATATACATTAACTATAAGGTCTATTATGTATAATGAAGAAGACGTAGAAAATATTAAAAGCAAATTAACTAATATTGCTAATAATATAGTAAATCAGGCGAAGGTAACTGATATAACAGAAGAACGTGTTAATTATGTAATGAAAAAAGATGAATTAAAAAACCATATTAATAATAATATAGACACATTTTGTAAAAATATTGAATTAGCTAATGATAGTTTAAATTTTTTTATACCTGTATATTTTGTAAATTTATATTTAATATTAGAAGTGGCTTTAGTTTTCTTAGTAATATTGTTGATACTTTATATATATTTAGCATATGATGATAAAATCTTAGAAGAAACAAGAGAAAGCATTGAAAATTTAATAGATAAATTAAACATTATTAAAGATGAAATACAAACAGCAGTTTTAGGTGTAATTTAAAATATTATATTATATAAGAAAGCTCATAATCTTCACATTATATTATGCTTACTAATATTTTTAATAATATTATTGGTATGTTTAATAATGATGGTATGAAGTTTACACATGATTTTAATAAAGTAATATTTTATATATTTATGTTGGTAATTACAGTTTCATATATTTTAATATTTTTAAATACATTATATATGAAATTATTTTTATGGAAAAATAGTCAAATAAAAAATCACGAAGCAGGTGATATAATTATACCAATGCAAGAGGTTTATGATTATAAATTATATTTGAATTCATATAGATCTGGCTATAGAGAAAATAATGAAAATAAATGCTTAAAAGCTAATTATAATAATGATATTGTTTTAACAACGAATTATAATTTATATTTAAATGGATTGATATTTAAGACATTTTTTACATTTATATTCTTATACATAATTATCATACTTATTATATTTTGTATGAAATATAGATTAGAATTGCCTAATATTGCAGATCGATTTGTTGAAATATACCCAGATAAAACAAGTATCAAGTGGCTAACATTTGCATTAATATTTATTCCATTTATATATTTATACGCATTTACACAAGATAATTTACATAAAGAATATAATCTTGAATTTAAGGATGATCCTGAAGATTTTGAAAATTACTTGTACGCAGAAATAAGAGAATTAATAATTAATTATAATTTGTGTTTTAATGATTTAAAAAATTTTTTTGAAAATGTTAATAAAAATAATATTGAAAATTATGTGAATGATAATGAATTATTATTATCTGCTAAAGATACTTTTGAAAAATATAATCAAAGAGCACGAAATATATGTAAAGACTATATTATATTGTGTAATAAATTATCTAAAATCAATAAATATACCAATGTTGATGTTGTTAAAAACATGAGGGATTTTCTTTACTTATGTGAAAATGCTTATAATGAAAATAATAGTACAGGATATAAAATTGATGATAAAAATGTATCACTAAATTATGAAGATGATACAAATAAAAATTCACTATTTGAAGAAATAAAAGATAATTATGATGTACAAATTATAATTGGAACAAACTATAAAGAACTTTTTGACTTTTTTGATAATAATAAAAAAAGTATTGATATTACTAAATTTGATGAATTAATTAATAAAGTTAAAAATATTACTGATACTAATACTACTTTAATGTATAAAGATAATGATTTTAAATATTCAATAACTCAAAATACAGAAGAAAAATTAGAATCTGATGAAATTATTACTAAAATTTATGATCTATATTCACCAGATAATACTATAAAAAAAATTTTATTTTTTGATACTACTAATATTAAATTTACAGAATTTGTAGATGCCTCCCTCGATAGTAAATTATCAGAAGAAATATTAACAAATAAATTAGAAAGATGCTATATATTATCATACAAAGCAAAATATGATAAGGATGATAAAACAATTATGGATACTGTTGAATGTATATTTTATAAAGATATTCCATTTGCATTTGAAAAAAATTTAGGTTTTATGGGAAAAATATTTACAGGAAAATTAATTGAAAAAAATGATCTATCAACTACAGATAACAATGATTATAATAATAATAATATTCTATTTATTTCAATGCTCACAAAAAATTTATTTAATAAGAATTATATAGATAATCATAAAGATGGTAAGTATTATCGTCAGTTACAAGATAAAGTTAAAAATTATTATTATGAAAAATTAGATAGGAATTATAAAAATTTTCGGGATTATATTATAATAAATGGAATTGTATTTGGAAGCTTTGCAATAATTGTTGCTTATATTATTTTACAAATATATTATAAACAAACTAATAATAAAGATTTAACATATGATATTAATAAATATTTATTAAATACAAAAATAAATAAAGGCCATGATTATATTATTAATTTATATGCATCAATTGCATTATCATTAACTGACGGTGGTAAAAGCGCTCCATCTTTATATTTATTTATTGCATTTTTTACATTTATAATATTATTATTTGCACTACCATATCCATCAAATTTTATAGCATTAATTATGATATATATATTACCTTACTTAATTATAAGATATTATATATCAACATCTGTAATTACATCTGCAATAATGTTGATAATTTTCATAACAACATTAATTTATTTAATTGATTTTTTAAATTACGCAAAAAATAGTAATAATGACAATACTATAAATGATATAATAGGTAAAATAGTAACTTTTACAGTATTAATAGTTGTAATTGTAATATTGATTTATATGTATTTGAGAACAGATTTAACATCTATTTATAACTATTTTGATGATATTAAATATGGTTCTATATACAGATATATTCTATTATTTATTGCTATAATATTGCCATTGGGGTATTTTGTAGTAAGTATATTATTTAGTCTTGATTTTTATAAAAAGATTATTTAAGGATATACCATAATAAAATAATTACAGTATGGAAAGTAACAGCGAATACATTTTAAATATAAAAACAATACAGGCATCTACTTTTAAGCAAGTTATAGATGCATTAAAAGAAATATTAATGGATGTTAATTTAGAAATAGATGAAACTGGTATTAAAATAGTTGCGATGGATAATACACATATTGTATTAATTCACTTAAAACTTGAAGCTGATAAGTTTGAAATATATGAGTGTGCTAAGAAAACTTATGTTGGTATTAATATGTTGAGACTACATGCTCTAATAAAAACTATTACAAATAATGATATATTATCATTGTATATACTTAAGGATGATCCAAATCATTTAGGTATTACAATAGATAATAATGAAAAAAACTATAAAACAAATTATAAACTATCTGTATTAGATATAGATGTATTGAATATACAAATACCACCCGTTGATTTCCACACCATTATAAATATGCCATCTAATTATCTACAAAAAATTATAAGAGATATGCATAATTTAGCAGAATTTATTGAATTTAGAAATATTGGAGATAAATTAGTATTGAGTTGCAAGGGTGATTTTTGTCACCAAGAAACAATACTGGGATCTGAAAAATCTCAAGCAATAACTATTAAAAAAACTGATAATAGTGAGGAACAGGAGATAATTCAAGGTATATTTAGTCTTAAATATTTAGCTATATTTACCAAATGCACTAATCTATCAAATAATGTTGAAATATATCTTAAAAATAATTATCCTATAATACTAAGATATACTATAGCATCTCTTGGTGAAATTAAATTATGCTTATCACAACAAGATATATCATAAACAAAATAAACATAAAAATAATTAAGGTGTGGAATTAGCAGAAGTGTTGAATGGTGTTTCGCGCGCATTTAAATTATGGCAAACTTTAGTAAGCTTTGGATTAAGCACATATTTATAATATATGTCCTGTATTTTATATAATGTATTTTTTAACACAATTAATATTTCATTAAGGCATTTGAAATATTTGCTTGAATATATTATATCATTATCATTTATAATATAACTAATCTGTTTTTTTATTTCATTGAATATATTGAAAAATTTATTCATTTGTATAGTTAACATATCTCTAAATATCTTTAAGTACATCAAAAATCCGCTTCTATACTAAATTTGCGTAATTCCGAATGTTCTTGAGTACTTCCTACATTTGCTTTACTATATTGTGATACGCGACTTTCAAAGAAATTAGATTTAGTTTCAATTGAAATGCGTTCCATAAAAGGAAAAGGATTTGCAGAATTCCAAATTTTATTATAATTTAGTTGTGTCAATAATCTATCGGCTACAAATTCAATGTAAAGGCACATTAAATCGGCATTCATACCTAACATAGAACATGGGATGCTATCGTTGATAAAATTCTTTTCTACTTCTACAGCTTCTCTTACTATTTTGTGCACGCTTTGTTCGGGAAGTCTTTTTTCAAGTTTTGAGTATAACAAAACAGCAAATTCAACATGCATAGCTTCATCGCGACTAATCAATTCATTTGAAAAACATAGTCCAGGCATTAATCCACGTTCTTTAAGCCAGAAAATACTACAAAATGCTCCACTAAAAAATACACCCTCAACTAAAGCAAATGCAAGTAATCTTTGCGAAAATGGTGCTTTTACATCTTCGATCCATTTAAAGCACCAATCAGCTTTTTTTTTGATACATGGCATATAGTTAACAGCATCAAGTGCTTCTGCTTTTTCTTTAGATTCTTTAAAATAAGTATCAATTAGCAGAGAATAAGTTTCTGAATGAATATTTTCAATTGACATTTGAAATGCATAAAAAAATTTAGCTTCCAATACCTGAACATCATTTAAAAAACGTTCACCCAAATTAATATTAACTATTGTATCACTTGAGCTAAAAAATGCTAAAATATGTTTAATAAAATATTTTTCATTATCACTTAGTTTGTGGAAATCATCAACATCTTTACTTAAATCAATTTCTTCGGGGGTCCAAAAAGCACTAATAGCTTTTTTATACATTTCCCACATGTCATGGTGCTCAATTGGAAAAATTGTTAAACGTTCAGATGGAGTTAGCAGCATTTCATTATTTTTATTAGATGTCATTGTACTATATTATATAAATTTATTTTTATATATATTACAAAAAAAATTAAAGTTAATCAAGTAAATTATTTTCTTTCATTACTCTTATCAATCTTGTTACACCTATACCACCACCAGATCTATCAAAGAATTTATGGGATAAAAATTCATTTAATTCTTCTTCCACGCGCTCTTTAGAAAATGTATCAAATAATATTTTAGCATAACCACCATTACTTATTTCATAGAAATATTTGCGCATTTCTTCTGGATCTGAAGAACGTTGGGCACTACCAATGGTTTCTATGCCATTGATAATAATATCTATTTTTTTAGCATGACCACCTTCTACGTTACTATTTTCAGCTTGTTTCATATTCCAAAATGGGGAACTATAATTAGGGAAATTTTTAAGGAAAAAAACTTCACCATGATCTTCTTTTAATTTTTCTTCGTGTTCATGTTCTAATTCTTTAGTACAATATTTTTCAGCAACATCAACATAATCGCCTTCGGGATAATTTCCATCTGGATAAAATTTATTAAAACCAAGATGATTTAATAATTCAATTTCCATTTTTTTCATTTCTTCCATATCACCTTTTAATTCAAATTCAAACATTGGGAAAATTTTATCGTGACGACCGGGGACAGGATTTGGTTCATTTCTATAACTTGTGCTTACACAATAACACCCTTTAATATCAGGATTAGTTAATAATTCGTATTCAAGCCACATTTGACCAGTTTGTGGTAGCGGCCAGATATTGTTATTATATTCATATGTTGCAATAGTTTGCGGATCTTCGCATGCAGCTAAAATACTCAATCTATTTTGTGTATGAACTTCAACAAAACCTTTGCTATCAAAAAAAGCACGTAATTTTTTGACAACCTTGTTAAAATCAAATATATTAATACATCCCGAACAAGAATTGACCATTATTTATCCCTATATAAAAATAAGATAATTATTTTCTTAAGTATATTTTAAAATAAGGCATCACCTATTGTATTTACACCAGTAGCAGCTGCAATAGGTTTAAATACAATTGATAATATTAACCATATCCATGTAGCTCCAATAATTATAAAACCTACAATTATCATTGCAAGACCAATATAATAATAATTTTTACCAACTACATAATTTTCTGGATCCGATGGGTCATAATATATTGTTACAGGTTGATTTTCATTAATTAATGTTCCTCCAATATATTTTTTAATATATTCTTTATCATCAACGGTATATATAATATCCGCATAACAAGTAACAGTAGTTACAGTCTGATTTTTACTGTCTTTAGTTGTACTTTTCTCACAATCTACATTTTTATATTTACCTAAAACTTCGCTTGTTTTTTCGCTATCAGAATTTTTAAGCCAAAAACCAATATATATAACAATTCCAAATATTACTGTAAGAATAATAGTCATTACAACATTTGTAGCTATACCAATATTTGCAGCTGCTGTATACATTGGATTTAAAACTTCTTTATTATCTTTAAACTCGTTTATTGTACTTGTAATAACACCATTATTTTTTTGCATATTAGGATTATTATTATTTGTTCCAAACATATTACCACCTTTTTTCATTCTGATTCTAATATAGTTTTAGATAATTACGCGGAACATAATACACAACTATCTTCATTATCTTGAGAACATTTCATTTTTTTTCTTGCAAATTCAGGATCAATTGTGAATTGTTGTGTTTTGGCTTTGGGTTTGGTTCTCAAATAGTAAGAGCCTGTTTTAAGACCTTTAGAATGCCCGTAAAAATGCATTGATGATAATTTTTGAAAATCAGGATCTTCCATAAAAATATTAAGACTTTGTGTTTGACAAATGTATCGTCCTCTATCTGCCGACATATCAATAATTACACGTTGCTTGATTTCCCAAGATGTTTTATAGAGATCTTTCATTTCCTTGCTTATTTCTGGAATATTTTGAATACTTCCTTCATGCAAAATAATAGTATCCTTCATTTCTTTATTCCAAAGCCCTTGTTTAATTAGAGCTCTAATTAAATATTTATTAATAACAATAAATTCACCACTTAATGTTTTTCGCTGAAAAATATTATTGGTAAACGGTTCGAAACTTTCATTAAATCCCATGATTTGTGAAGTAGATGCAGTAGGCATAGGAGAAATTAGCAGACTATTTCTAACTCCATATTCTTTAATATCTTCCCTTAATTTATTCCAATCATATCTATCACTCGGATTTTCTCCCCATAGGTCAAATTGAAACAATCCTTGTGAAATTGGGCTACCTTCAAACGAGCTATAGGCGCCAGCATATTTTGTTTTAATGATATCTGATTCAAATTCATTTACATATTTTTCAATATCAATTGTTTTATCACCATTGATAATCTCATTAATAATTCCACAACGCTTCTTTGATAGTTCCATAGATGATTCAACCGCAGCATGATATATTGTTTCAAATATAAGCTTATTTAATTCAGCAGCCTCTTTACTTTCAAAAGGATATTTAAGTATCATAAACACATCTGCTAAACCTTGAACTCCAATACCAATTGGTCTATGTTTGAGATTAGATACTCGCGCTTTTTCCACCGGATAAAAGTTGATATCAATTACTTTATTGAGATTTTTAGCGGCGACTTTAACCACTTCATGCAATTTTTCAAAGTTAAATACACCATTTTCTACATAAGTAGGTAGACAAATTGAGGCTAAATTACATACTCCGGTTTCTTCTGGTGACGAGTAAATTAATACTTCAGCGCATAGATTACTTGACTTAATTGTTCCTAAATTTTTTTGATTACTTTTTCTATTTGCTGCATCTTTGTATAAAATATATGGTACACCTTGCTCGATTTGAGCTTCTAAAATTTTAAACCATAAATCTTGCGCATTCACCTGCTTAATATATTTGCCTTCATTTTCATAAGTTTCATATAATGCCTTAAATTCATCACCATATACTTCACTTAGACCCATGCATTGATCAGGACACATTAAAGACCATTTTTTATTTTCTTTTACTCTTTCCATAAATAAATCAGATACCCATAGTGCTAAGAATAAATCGCGACATCTTTCTTCTTCGCTTCCGTGATTTTTCTTGAGTTCTAAAAATGCTTCAATATCACTATGCCACGTTTCAAGATATACTGCAATACTTCCTAAGCGTTTACCGGCTTGATCAATATATCTTGCAGTATTATTAAATACACGAAGCATTGGAATAATGCCATTTGAAATACCATTTGTTCCTCTAATATGACTTCCTTTGGATCTAATTTGATGAATGTGAATACCAATACCACCTGCATATTTGGAAATAAGAGCCATTTCCTTTAAGGATTCATAAATACCGGAAACACTATCATCATTTATACTACAAAGAAAGCAACTACTTAATTGTGGTCTTTTAGTTCCAGAATTAAAAAGTGTTGGTGTTGCATGTGTAAAATATTTATTACTCATTAAATCGTATGTTTGCAAAACTTCCTTAATATCGTTACCATGTATGCCAATTGATACGCGCATCCAGAGATGCTGTGGTCTTTCAATAATTTTTTTATTAATTTTAATAAGATAAGCTCGCTCTAATGTTTTAAACCCGAAATAATCAAACAAAAAATCTCTTTGATAATCGATATAATTATTTAGTTTTTCCTTATTTTTACATACAATTTCATATAATTCTTCTGAAATCAGAGGAGAATGATTTCCATGAACATCCTTATTGTCATATAATATTTGTATTGTTTCACTGAATGAGGGTGATGTATTTTTATGATGATTTGAAATAATGATACGTGATGCTAATATACTATAATCAGGATTATCAATAGACATACTACTACATAAATAAGCCGCGAGTTCATCAAGTTCACATGTTTTTACACCATCATAAATACGCGTACATACTTTTTGGGCAATTTCAGATACATTGATATTTAGATCTAAAGACAATTTTTTAAGACGAGTAAGAACTTTATCGAAACTTACATCTTCATATTCTTCATTCCTTTTAACGACACGCATATTATTTTATCTGTTATACATATATATATATATTTTGTTTATATAAATTAATAAAAATAAATTGAATTATACATAATTATATTCTAAAATTACACCTGATGAAGTATTAACATATCCCTTAATTTTTAATTCCCCCGAATGTTCTTTTTTATGACATTCCTTGCATAATGGAACTAAATTATGTTTACTATTTTTATGAAATGATGTTAGATAACCATCTTCGTTAGCTTTTTCTTGATAAACTATATGATGCGTTTCTTCAGCAACATTATCACATATCTTACATTTGTCAACTATGACACTTTGATTATATCGAGACTTTTTATTTTTAATAATATCTTTATTTATTCCTTCGACTTCTTTTCTTATTTTTTCAGCATTTTTCATAAAATCCAATGGCATATCAAGAGATTTACAAACTTCAATACCATATATTTTAGATCCTTGACCATCTTGCATCTTGCGATCATATATAATTCTATTTTCACCATCAATTGTAATTCGAATATGTTTAACTTTCAAAATATCATTTTCTATATGTTTTGATATGCATTTTATTTTAGTTAATTCGTGCAAATGTGATGCAAATATAAAGCATGATTTTTTCTTAATTAATGTATCTATACCACTGGCTACTATAGATATTCCAGAAATAGATTCAGTTCCACAACAGATTTCATCTCCAATTACCAAACTATATTTATTGCAACGCTGTAATATGTTACGCAATTCTGTCATTTCAACTGTAAAGCTTGACATACCTTTATAAATATTATCCATTCCTGATATGCGTGTAAAAATACTATTATACGGGTAGTATGACATACTTTCTGCTGCGACAAACATTCCCGCTTGGGCCATAATAATATTTAATCCAATTGCCTTCATAAATGATGATTTACCGGATGCGTTAATACCGTATAATAAAATACCATCTTCATTAAGTTCAACATCATTACCCACGTATTCTATATCATCTTGAATTCTTTCAATAATAGGATGTCTCATATTTTTAACGTTAATAAATGATGACTGTTTATTAGTTTTTTTTATATCTATTTTAGGACGCGTATAGCAATATTCATAAGCGTTTTTTGCACAGCATGAAGCAATGTCAATTCTAACTAAATATTTTATTAGATTATCTAATGCTTCGTTATTTTTTTCAATAAAATTGTTAATGAATTCAGTGTATTTACTTAACACCAATTGTGATATTTTTTCATTATATATATAAATATTATTAGATTCTTTAGTAATTGAGTCATTTGTAATTTTATAATTTTGCGATGTTGCCATCGATTTTGTATTAAATGTTGTCATTAATTTTTTATTTTGTTTAACAGCAGTATCATATCTTTTTTTTGTAATTATAATAAAGTAGCCTTCGCGATCGTTATTATCTATTTTGCAAAATGTGCTATCGTTTTTACCAATATTAATTATTTGATTCACATAATTTTCTATTATTTTATGAGATTCGTTTGATTTAGTTACATATTCATCAATATCTGGGTAAATACCTTTTTTAAAAAAATTTCCCATACCATTTTTATCAGCTAAATTATATTTTGATGCAACATCCAAATCAATATAATCATTAAATGATAATATAATATTATTGATACTTTCAAGAGTTACACCCGAATCATTAATATTTAGTTCATTATATATTTTAATTGTCGAATCGAGCGAATCATTAAAAACGACCCACTCGAGAGGTGGCATTTTATTTAAAATCATTTTTCTTTTCATTCTTTCAAGATCAACAATATTTGATAAATATTTACGTATTACTTGAAATTTCTTATTATCTAATAAAAACTCAATATCGTCATAAGACTTATTAATATTATTAATATTAACCATTGGTAATAAAAGCTTATCTTTAAACGCCCGTGAACCAAATGCAGTAATACATTTATTCAATATATCAATTAGTGGCTTATCATGTTGATATAACTTAAGAATATTAAGTTGAACAGCTGAATTATATTCAATAGTCATATTTTTACTATTTTCAAATATTTCTGGTTCCTGTAGTTCTTTAATAATATCTGAATTATGTTCGTATGCAAACTGTAATAAGCAGCAAAATGCAACTCTTGCAATAGTAAATCTTTCCAAATTAAGTAATTCAATAATAGATATTAGCCCTTTTTTAACAAAGAAAGCTTTATCCAAAATCTCGCGCTGATTTATAATATTATTGAAAAAATTTATATACTCGCAATTTTCCCATTTATAGTGAACTAATATTTTATTAATATTTAGCTTTTTTAAAATTAATTTCTTTTCTTCATCTTTGAGATGTGTACTAAGTATAACTAATTCAATTGGATTATAGGTACTAATAAATCTAAATATTTCATCGTATGCAAATTCGGGATCCTGTTTAGTTGACCCAACTTCATAAACGAAAGTTTTTCCAGTAGACAAATCAATTCCAGATATACCCGCAATTACAAATCCATTAATGATTTCATAAAATATGACCATCATATAATTACTTTGTTTATTGGATATATTGATGTTTGCTCCCGGAGACAAAATTTCGGTTACAGCACGCTTGGGATTAGGTGGTTCGGTTATTTGCTCAACTAATACTATAGTATAATTATTATTTAGTAATATTTGTGTAAATTTAGATATAGAGTGTAATGGAAATCCTGCCATAATGGGATTTGAATGCGAAACTTCGGTTATTGATTTATTTTTTCTCGAAGTCTGAATACCACATAAATCAGCAATCACAAATACTTCATTATCAACAATATTATCAGTTATAGTATATATTTCAAAAAATGATCCAACTTGCATAAGTACAATACATCTTTCTCCGTATTTTTCCTTGTAAGTTTTAGTATAGTCTAGATATTCATCAATGATCATTATCTATTCATATATTTTTATATATATATTGCTTAAATAATATTTATATAAGAATTTAAATAATATTAACAATTAAAAAATGGATAAAATTACTTTTGAAGAAGTATTAGAAAAATTAAAAACTCTAAATTTAGATGATTATAATTTACCAGATAACGTTAAATTAGAATTCTATAAATATTATAAGCAGGCTACAGAAGGCAATTGTAATAAAGAGCGGCCATGGGCGATTAATTTCAAAGAATGCTCAAAATGGGATGCGTGGAAAAGTGTCGATGGAATGTCAAAAGAAGATGCTAAAAATAATTATATAGATTGTTATAATAGTTACATATCTAATTAATATTATATTTAAACAACATATTGTCAAAAGAATCATTACCATTTTTGATATATCCAACTAAAAATTGTGAAATTCTTAGCTCAATCAAATTTCTTTTAATAAAAAAATCAAGATGTCTTTCTATTAATATTTCTAAATCATTATATATTATTGAGTATGTTAAATATAATAAATAAATGATAATTAAACTTGTAATTATGTCTTGCTTTAAAATCCAAATTATAATATCTATAATTAAGTTTATTATACCTATAAATAGTTTCCATGCAAGCTTAATCATATCTAAAATTATTTTTCTCCCATTGATAGTAAATGCCATTATAAACATTGCAAATATTATGAGTATTAAAAGAACTGTAAAATATGGTCTTAAAGCACCATATAATTTCATCACAATACTTAAGGGAAGAAATACAACAATATTTGCAATAAATAATATTAATAATATTACACCATACAAAAATAATGTTGGTAAATATATTAATAACATTACTGCGCCATTAATTGCAAAAGCGGCATAATGTAAAACATCCCAAGCATATAATAAATAATAAAAAGCTATTATAAATGCCGAAATTAATACCAAAAAATATGCAATAGTTGGCAACGAATTATAATATTTTAATACATATTCATAATTACTAAACGACCCATGTATTTCTTTTTCTATTTTAATATTATTATTTGAGTTAAATTTTTTATCTGATTTCTCATCAATAGTAATAGTTACCTTACTATTATCAATTATTATAACACCATAAATTTTAAGTCTATTTAAAAACAAATAATTATTTGTAAAGCATAGTTCTTTTGAGTATTTAAATATATGTCTTAAATATTTTATATATATATCTTTTTTTTCGCCTACAATTGTTTTAAATTTATCGCCATCAATAATGTTATCTGGAATAACAGTTTTTATTTCAGTATTTTTTTGTGCATGTTTGTATGCATGTTGTGCACCACAATATTTACCTAATATTAATGTAGGTTCATGATTAATTTTTTTAGTTAAATAATCTAAATAATATTCATCTTTTTCATCAAATAAATAATAAAATTTATTTAAGTCATTTTCAATTATTTCATTAATAATATTAGTCTGCTCTGTACTATCTTCTATGATACCTGTACTCAGACTATTGTCTATCAAATTTTGAATATATTTTAGAACTATTATAATTGCATTTTCAATATCATCTATTAAAATATTATTTTTATAATAGTTTAAATTACTAACATCAATATCATTAATTATTATTAATTTTTTTATATCAATTTTATTTTTATCATATAATGTTGTGTCATTTTCATATTTGTATATTATATCAGTATATGAATACGAATTATCAGATGGAGTGGTTTTTTTTATTAGATCTTTATCTTTTTTATATTCATTAAAGCTTGCTAATAAACTTATTAAAGCTATGGGATCATATGGTAATAAATCCTTATATTTCCCCCCTTTGAAATAATTAATACTTATGCACTTAGTTTTATCACCACTTATAGCTACAACTTTAGAACCATCACATTTATCATAACACTCACCTTGACTCCATGTAGATTCAAAAATATCTTTTAATTCTTGACTTTCTATTTTATTTGTCAAATAATAATATGGTATAGTAAACCAATCGTGCCATTTTTCTAATCCAAATTGATAACAATGTTCATCTATAGGTTTTTCGTTAAAATATCCAGCTGCCAATTTTATTTGATCTCCATCAAATTTTAATAATTTTTTATGTTCTCCAAATACCTCATTATTTATTTTATATTTGCCTTCAACATTTGTAAAATAATTTTTATTATCCTTTATTTTTTCACAATCCATGTTATTTAATAGTTCTTATTTAAATTTATAATAGATAATTAAGTTATTTTAATTTTCATGTACTTACTATTATACTGTCATAATCATTTTTAAAATCAGTTTCTTCTATTTGTATTTGCTGCACTGATTCTTGTGGTATATCACTTACATCTGGACATTCTGTTTCTTCTCTTTTACAATCAGCTCTAATGTATCCACTATTTGTAGCATCGGTGGTACATTTTGGTGTATATTTATTTGTAGTATCAGTACTACTAATAGTAACAGATCCAACTTGAGTATTATCACCTAAAGATAAAGTTATTGGGGTGTGTGGATTATAATTATGTATTACTTTTGTTGCATTATCATGTTTTGTAAAATGCATAATATAATCGACGCGTTTATTCAACTTATCAGAGCTTTCAAGAACATCCCTATTTTCTAATGATTCACTATCTTCTAAATATCCCATTTCTGTTGTAATTTCACTAATTGTTTTTCTTGCATCAAATAACATTGTGTTAACTGTTCCTGCAAATTTAACAAAACTATTATATGCATTTGATATATCAGCTGGTAGAGCTGTTATTATCGAATATAATGTTTTTTCATTTACATTATTACTTTCGTCTATTCTTTCATTACGAACAGGTTTAACTTTTCCCTTATTATAATAAATCCCAAGGCTTATTCCTAAAACAATTATAGCAAATATTACAAATATAACAGCACCTGCAGCTACATTACTCCATTGTCCTAAAAAGCTCCCTACGAATGTCGCAAAATAATCTCTAAGTGTTATAAATACCTCCCTTATTAACATAAGTATAAGTGTTATTGCTTGAATTAAATATTTTCCCAACTCTTTCATCGCATATGCTAAAAATGTTGCTAAATTCATTAATATTTTATCAACTCTTTCATTATCTTTTTCTTCTATTTCATCACTTCTATTTATATTACTACTTACATTAGTATTTGCTTCTTGTAAAATTTTTTCTTCACGTTGTTTTAAATCTTCAATTTTTTTGTCAATGTTATTTTGAAAATTTCTAAAAATGTTTAATTCAGTTTTATTTTCTTCAAGCATAAATTCTGAAGATGTTTTTACCAAATATACCCTTACATTACTTGATTTATAACAATAATTTTTTCCACCAATAGTAAATTTGTATTTAATATTTTTTTCGATAGTACCGCTATTTGCTAAATCTTCTAAATGTATCATTCCTTCAAATTTTGTTAAATCCAATTGATTTGCTAATTTTTCTGGGTCATTTTTTGCTTGACTGATTATATTTTGTAGATGCCTAATTAAAGATTCTAAACCTTGATAATCTGTGTCATCAATTTCAGTATATGATTGTTGATCCCCCCGATCACTTTCTAAATTCCATAAACCATATCTAACTATTACTGTTCTAACAGAAAATATGGGAATTGGTGTATATTGTATTGCGTCGCTAATATCTTTTAATTCAAAATTACCTCCAAATTGTGCAAGATATCCCCTTTGTCCTGGACTTAATTTAGAATAATCATTTTCTAATCTTTCTTTTGACTCTTCTTTTTCTTTCTTGCGATCTCTATCAGATTTGCTTTTTACTATATAGGTTAATCTTTTTACTTTCGTAATATTTATTGGTTTGTAAAATTCAATTCTTTTTTTTTTATCATTTTTAATAATTAATATTACGTCTGTATGTTTATCAATTCCTGTTTTATATTCTTCAGTTTGTGATTGAACATTTTGATCCGACATCCCCATAGGCTGCCCAAAATGCTGAGGCTGCCCAAAATGCTGAGGCTGCCCAAAAGGCACAAAAGACAGAGGCTGTGCAAAAGGCAGAGGCTGTACAAAATGCTGAGGCTGCCCAATAGGCAGATGCTGTACAAAATGCTGAGGCTGTACAAAATGCTGAGGCTGCCCAATAGGCAGATGCTGATTGGGGCCCCCACCGCTTTTTGTTACTTTATTTTTTTTTCGCTTTGATTTTTTTTTATTTTTTAAGTATTTATTATATCCTCCTAAATACTTACCTGATCCGCCACTACTTGTACTTTGATTTTGATCTTCAGTCACACCTTGATTTTCACCAGTTGCACTTTCATCTATATTACAACCATAATCTTCACTAAACCTATTAAAATCATTTTCGTATCTTTTCGAAAAACTAAACAATTGTATAGTATTTTTTTTATCTCTAATTTTTTCTATTGTTGAGTCGTCTATTATGTTATCATCTATTTCTGTAACACCTTTATTAATCGCCTCATAATCTATTTTATCATAATCAATTATAAATTTATGTTTGTCTAATTTATTTTGTGCTAAATTACTTTTTATTTTAATTACATTTCCATTTTTTAAATCATCTACTATTTTACCAAATAACGCATTGACATCACTGTTAATATCTATGAATTTATATTCTTTAAAAAATTTTTCTTTTTCCATTACTCCGCCTTCAATTAAATCATAATTTATGTTACTTTTAAAATTGTCATAACTAATATTTTTTGTATTATCACATTTAATATGTGCTACTCGATGCCATGCCGCAAATTCAACATTCTCATCTGGTTTTTCGAATATAACTGACAAGGGATTTAATATTTTGTCAATCTTTTTTTTAGCAGCTTTAGCTACAGATCCAATTCTTTCCATTTTTTAATATATTCTTTAATTATCAAAAATAATATTATTTAATACATTTATAATGAATGAAAATAATTGTTATATTTAGTTAAATATGCAAGAATTCATATATATATTGATAATACTATTGATATATACATCATTATATTTTATATTTACTAATGAATTTTCAATATATCAAACTGATATAGATCATTTTAATTTTGATTTACTTTATACAAAACAACCAATCGTAATAAATAATCTAAATTTAGATATCAAAAATGTATTATATAATTGGTTTTCATATAATATTATTAAAAATAATTTAATGGTATATAATGAATGGGATAGAAATAGATATAAATATTTATTAGTTAGTTCAAAAGATTCTGTAGAAGTTACATTATGTAATCCTAAAATATCTACAACAAATGGTATACCAAATACTTCAAACGATATTTCAACAATAAAATTAAATAATAAAACATTAATAATACCTTTTAAATGGTATTATCATATATCATCAACCAACGTAGAAACATATGGTATACATGATTACATTACATATTTATTAGATTTTGTTTAAATATAGCAATATAAAACATTGATGTCATCGGTGGGGTTCGAACCCACGCGTGCTTATGCACAACAGATCTTAAGTCTGTCCCCTTAGACCGCTCGGGCACGATGACATAACGCCATTAAGGCTATATTTAGTGTAAAAATAAGCTATGCAAGGTGATAGTTCCTTGTTATCTATATATAGCAAATTATCCTTATATCTTTTTATAAAAAATGATGATATAATATAAATAAGTCTCTTATAAAAATGGATGAACTAATAGATGCACTGGATTCAACATCACTCGCAAGCAATGAATCAAAAGAGCTTATAGAATATATTAATACAATAGATATTAATATAGATGTTAAAAAATGTCTTGCATATCTTATTGAAAATGATAATCACTGTGATTATTTAACTATATATAATATATGTGTAGAAAATGATATTGAATTACCTCCAATTTAAAAATGAGTACATAATTTATGTAAAATATAAAAAATAGAAAGGTTTATAAAATTTATTTAAATTATTAAATTATGTACTCATTTTTTCTTTTTCTTTATGGCTTTTGATTCAACAATACCCTTAAGATCATTTTCATATTCGGTAATAATATTATCGCGATGAGAGTTCCACACCTCTTCTAATTCAGTAAGATCATTTAGCCACAAATCTTCAATATTTGTATTTTTAAGAGATTTAAGCTTAGCATCGAGATCATTAAATTCTTTTTCTAAAATTATTTTTCTATCATATGTAAGTTGAGAAATAGGCATTTTGAGAAGATAATTATATTGTTTTATCTTTTTATTATCTGAAATATTCTCATCATCTTTATCTTCTTCGGCAATATCACTGTCAATTGGAGTATACTTAAGTTCTACAAGTCTTGCAGCAACATCAACGAGTTTTTTATTCATAATTTGGATTTTACCAGCTATTACATCCAGAATAAACTTCATCTTATTACTTAATACATTAGCATCTTTCTCCATTATTTTAATTTGATATGTTTTGCGTTGATAATATTTGAGAATACGGGTTTCAGCCCATTCTTTAATAATTTCACTACTCGATTCGTAACGTTGAATTGATCCTTCTTCACTAAACAAGTGAATATTATTAATACTCAAGTTTTTACTTGAAGCTAATTTAAACAATGTTTCAAATTTGGATTCCAATTTAGATTTAACACTACTATTGAAATGAAGTACAAATCTAACATTTTTAGAGGTATAATGATTTTCAATATATTTTAAATTATTTAATCCATTTGTAATCATATTTTCCAAGTAATCCTTATAGTCTTCTGTCCATGTTCCAACAGGCAATTCAGTAATCTCTACTGTTTGATCATCGATCCATTTATATATCCCTTTACTTATATATGAATTCTTTTCTGCTTTTTCGATAGTACCCTTAAAACCAAGATAGTAAGGTACGATATTATCAATTTCTAATACACCCAAAGTATCATAGATCATATCTAAATCCTCTTCTTTTTGAACAACGATTTTAGAACTCTTAATAACATTGCAAATTAGTTTGCAAATATCAATTATTTCGCTTGGATTATATTGAGGAACATTTGTAGAATATCCAGTGCCAATTCCAATACCTCCATTAACCAAAATCATCGGAATAATTGGAATATAATATTCTGGTTCTATTTGCTGACCATCATCATCTAAATAATTTAAAATTACATTATCCTCTTCTTTAAAGATCATTCTTGTAAGTTTAGATAGTACTGTAAATATGTATCTGGGAGATGAAGCATCTTGGCCGCCTTGGCAACGGCTACCAAATTGACCGTTTGGGCTTAGTAAATTGATATTATTTGTACCGACGAATATTTGAGCCATTCCTACGATAGCTTGTTGTAGAGAATTTTCTCCATGATGATAAGCAGATACTTCGCTAACATATCCCGAAAGTTGAGCTACTTTAATTTCATTAGTATAAAGCTTTCTTTTAAAACAAGCATAGAGAATTTTGCGCGTACTTTCTTTTAGACCATCGCAAATATGATTAATAGAACGCTGCAAATCTCTATTTGAAAAGTGAATTAAATCTTTATCAACAAACGATTTATAATCAACATTCTTTTTTGAATAATCGAGAACACGATCTTTATCATATTCCTGAAGCCAAAGTTTTCTATCATCTGCGCGTTTTTTATTGAAAGCCAAATCTATAACTTCGTCAGCATTTTCATCATAAACATAAGTTACTTTGTTCATTTGTTTAAAATATTCTTTTGCCTCTTGATCATTTGAAGTACCTAATCCTTTGTAATATTTAATCTTCCAATTGCCAATTTTCGCATCGCTTGTTTCAAGCCAACGTTCATAGTCAGTCATATTGTAAAATTCAATTACATCTTTTTTAATATTAGTCGCCTTAATGATAGGTGTTAGCATTGATGTAAGAAATCCGGTTATTTCATACAATTCGTGCCACATGCTCTGGAATATGTTGAAAATCAATCCCTTAATATGACTACCATCGTGATCTTGGTCTGTCATAATCATAATAGAACCATAGCGTAATTGACTGACATCAGTATATTTCTTATTTTGCTCAAGTCCAAGAATTTTCTTAATTGCAGTAATTTCATTATTATCTGAAATTTTCTGCAAGGTGGCATCTTTAACATTGAGAATTTTGCCACGAAGAGGGAAAACACCATACTTATCTCTACCAATAACGCTTAATCCAGAGATAGCCATTGTTTTAGCAGAATCTCCTTCTGTTAAAATTAATGTGCATTCCGAACTTTGCTTAGTGCCAGCAAGATTAGCATCATCTAATTTTGGAACAATAATTCGTGATATTTTTTTACCATCAGTTTTAACAAGCTTCTTTTTATCGTAAAACTCTGTAATGCTCAGAGCTTTATCGACAATACCTGATTTGTAAAGTTTATCATAGAATTTGTCACTTAAATCGCACTTAGAACCAAATTTGGCTACAGGTGTTGTAAGTGTTTCCTTACTTTGAGAATCAAAGCTGGGGTTTACAATAAGTGCTTTTACAAATACAAACAAGTTATCTTTGATATGTTGTGATTTTACAGCCTTCTTTTTCTTTGCAAGAGTCATATCAACGAGATTTTTTGTTATCATATTTGTAATATACTCAATGTGTTTACCCCCCTTAATAGTATTGATACCATTGACAAATGAAAGATATTCAAAAGATCCAGATTTAGAAATTGATGCTACAACTTCCCATCTTTCACCACATGCTTCGAATACACTTGGCTGTTCCTTTTTATCAAGAAATAAATCACAGTATTTTTCAAAGTCTTTAATCGTCAATTTTGTACCATTGAAAGTTACAGAAACATCTTTAGCTGTTGTAGCGCACGCATCAATAACTCTACGATGAAATAACTTATAAATATCATCAGTGATATTTTTAATACCAAATTTCTTATAATCTGGTGTAAATGTTATTTGTGTATAGGGAGCTTTATTACATGATTTAACTGTTGGTGTTTCTTTCGATGTCATATTATTTGTGAATTTCTGAGTGTAAATCTTTTTGCTATAATGATCAACTGTTTCGATGATAAATTCAGTAGAAAATATATTGGCAAGTTTACTACCATACCCATTTTTACCTCCCCAGATTTTCTCTTCACCTTTATCATAATTTGTTGATGTGAGTAACTCTCCAAAAATCATTTCTGGTACCCAGAGATTATTATATCCAGCATGCTTTTTAATATCAATTCCATTACCATCATTATAGATAGTTATAGTACCACTCGATTTATCAATTGTAACTTTGATATTTTTAACATGTCGAATATCTTCTTTACCTTTTGATTCCTCGGATTTAAGACGCATTGTATGGTCGATAGCATTTACAATAACCTCATCAAAAATTTTAAGAAGACCTGGAATATATGTTAACTCATCTTGCTTCATTTTTTGTATTGATTCATCATAAATATAGCTTGTAATCTTTTGAGGTTCAATAGATCCAATATAGGTATCGGGAAGTGCAAGAATATGTTCTAATAATTCATACTTTTTGTACTTTTCTTCAACAGTTTTGACTACTGCTTGTTTGGACATTTGTATTTGTTTATGTAATTCTATATTTTAATATATCAATTTTTTATATATAGTTATGCGACTATTTCAAATAAATAATTAATTATTAATTATATAGAATAATATGTCCATATTGCTAATTGATAATACCAATGAATTCGATAAACAGCTAAAAACAAATGATAAAGTAATTGTAATTTTTTCTGCTTCTTTCTGTAAACCATGTAAAGATATATATCCTTTTATGGAAGATCAAGCAAAAATATTTACTAACATAGCATTTATTAAGGTTGATGTAGAAGAAGGTCAAGAGATATCTGAAAAATATGGAATACAATCTATACCACACTTTAAATTCTTTAAAAATAGTGAGGAAATAATATCATTTACTGGAGCTAATAAGCAAACTATTACAGATTCAATCGATACTTTAATTAAAAAATAAATAATATTATGTTATATAAATGATAAATAGTAAATTTTTTAATACTTATATGGTTTATATTTATTCTTTGGTTTTAATATTTATACTGATATTGATAAATTACATATATTATTTTGCCACTAAATTTAGTAAAATAATTACTATTGAAAATAAATATACATATGCTAAAAATAGAAGTACACGAGCACAAACAGTAAGTGATACTAACGATGTTGTATATACGGTGGATGATTCTCTAATATTATTCCATTGGACAAGTGCTGAAGTATTTAATAAAATAGATATTGGCAAAACTTATAAAATAGAAGGATATGGTAAAAGAATACCATTTTTAGGATTTTTTCCAGTAATAATTAGTGCGAAATTAATGCCATAATTATTTATTTTTATAATTTAGTTGTATTTGATTACATGTTTATTATAGGAGTGCCCAAGGAGTTGAAAAATAATGAAACACGAATTTCATTAATACCGGAAGATGTTTTAAAACTAACTAAAGAAAATATTAAAGTTTTTGTGCAGTCTGAAGCTGGTATAAAAGCATCTTATATGGATGCTGATTATTTAAATGCCGGTGCAATTATTTGTAATTCAATAGAAGAAATTTATGATAAAGCAAATTTCATAATTAAAGTAAAAGAGCCACAGAATCTGGAATATAAATTAATTAATAGTAAACATACAATATTTACATTTTTTCACTTTGCAAGTGATAGAGTTTTATTAGACAAAATGATATATGATAAAGTTACTTGTTATGCATATGAAACTATTGAAATCTTCGAAGATAACCGTAGCTATTACCCGATATTATCAGCTATGTCTAAAATAGCAGGAGAAAAATCCATGTTAGATGCTATAAAACTTTTATCCAATTACGACATAATTGATTATGATTCACGTATATTAATTCTTGGAGTTGGTAATGCAGGTATAGCTGCTATGAACATTGCTTTAGAATGTAATTTTACTAATATTTGTTTATTAGATAAAAATTATGATAAACTTATCAATTTGAAAAATAATAATAAATTACTTAAAATCTATAACATGACAAATGATAACTTAAACAATCTTGTTAAAGAGTCGAAGATAATCATAGGTAGCATTTATAATAATGGTAAAGAAGCTTCTAAATTAATAACAAATGAAATGCTAAATAATATGAAACCTGGTGCAATTATAATGGATATTGCTATTGACCAAGGTGGCATAACTGATAAATCGAAACCAATGAGTGTCGATAACCCTATTATCAATTATAATGGAATTAAAATATCTTGTGTTCCTAATATTCCGAGCTGTATGCCAGAGCACGCATCACAATTATTGTCAAATTCTATTATAAAATATGTTTTAGCAATTTGTAATAATAATATCGAGGATTATCCGGAGTTAGGTGCCGGAAAAGGTTTAAATACATATAATGGATATTGCTATATATAAAAAATTGATAGTAACTATATTTATATTTATTAAATATGTTTAAGATCAAACTGCTATTAATATTGCAATTAATTTATAAAATTAATACATATAAAGTATCATTTCCCACATTTAAAAAAAATTATGCAATTGTAAAAAATATTAATATTAATAAATTGACTGAAAATGAAAAAAATGAACTAAAATTGTTATTCACATCTGTTCCAATGATAATGTTAAAAAATCAAAATGTTAAGCCAAAAACACTCTATGAATTTTGTAAATCTTTTGATGACAAGGCTAATGATAAAATTATACATCCCTTTACACATTCGCAAATTCAAGATGTTCCACAAATATCATTGAGGGGTGAAGCTTATATTGAAGATATGCATGGTTTAAAAGATATTACATTGAAATATAGTGAACCTTTTAAAAATACTTTAATATGGCACCAAGACATCGTGGGACATGGAACTTCTTTACCTCCTGTAGTCTCTTGTATATATATGAAAAAAACACCAAGTAGTGGAGGCAATACACTATTTGCGAGTATGGAAGATGCATATGATAGCATGGAATTTTTCATGAAAAAAAAAATAAAAAAATATAATGTAATTTATTCAAATTCGCAAAATGATATGATGAATTCTTACTTTGATTATACTGGTATCAACCGTGTTTTAAATGATAAAACTACCACACAAGGCACTACTTTAATTACAAGAGAGCCCCTTGTTGTTTATTCTAATCCTGAAAAAAGACGTAAGGCAATTATGCTTTCACCATTTAGATTTAATAAATTTGATAAATTGTCATGTGATGAAAGTTTTGATTTGTATAGAGAAATTATGACCAAATATGTATTAACACGTGATAATATTATTGATATTGAATGGGATAAAAATGATCTATTGATATTTAATAACAGAAAGTTAGTTCACACATCAACACCAACAATTGAATATAAAAATAAGGAGCGGTTATATTATAGTTGTTTTGTCGGAACTTCACAACCGATTATTAGACCTTAGAAATATCACAAATATAAGATATAACATCCGTGTATATATTACTTGAAACTATTTCACTACAAATGTCAGATATTGTTTTATTTTCCACATCAATAACAATGATATTTTTATTGATTTCAAGTGCTTTTTTGTACTTATCTTCATGTAATTCGTGAATTCTTTTAATGTGCTCTAATTTAATATTTTTCTCCGATTCTCTTCCTCTTTTTTTAATTCTATTAAAGCACAATTCGGGATCTGATCTTAAATATATGTATGCGTAGGGTTGCCATAAATTATCTGTTGTTTTATGTAATTGGTTTATATTATTATATTCTTCAAAAGTAATTGTATTATCTTCATGAGCTTTTTCTACAAAAACATTTTTAATAAAGTAAGGACTTCTTTCCATAAGAACAATAACATTAGATTTTTCTTGAATCCAGCATCTATCTATCCATACTTTAATTTGAAAATTATAAGTACTTTTGTCTTCATTATCATACATATTTCTAAGATATTCGGTCCAACTATCTACAGGCTCGATATCAATTGCAGTTTTATAATTTTTATGAAAATAATTTAATATACTTGTTTTACAGCTTCCAATATTTCCGTCAATTGTAATAATTGGCATTTTTATTTTGTTAATAAACAATTCAATTTTTTATATATCATTTTTTAGTAATTATTTCCTTACTTAAAGTGGATTTAAGTACTGATATTTTCAACTCTTTACTTTTAGTTTTAATTAATTTTATTATTATATTATTTAAATATAGCTCCATTTTACGCTTAATCATATTTAAAGCTCCGGTATTAATCTTAACTTTAAATGCTTTAAATATTTTTACTAATTTAACTTTTAATATCTCGCTAACTTTTTTGCATTTTTGTAATTTTAATGGAGATAATTTGGCAGTATGATTCGAACCTCCTTCTTGATTAAACTCAGTAGCATTGAGCGCTGGTCTAACAATAAAATTTTCTAAATCAGCATTCATTACATCCGAACCCATATTTTCCTCTTTATACATAGGCTCCTCTCCACCAAAGAATGCAAGAGTATTGAATGCTCCACCTTTCATAGATTTTTTCTTAGCAAAGCATAACTTTTCAATATAATTCATTAAATATTTAATATGGGCATCTAATATTTTATTTACACCAGCTTTTAAAGATATTAGAGATGCAATGGCAACAAAATTAAATACTAACTTTTCTATATATTTAGATAAAAGCATTACCATTTTATATTCATTTTGCTTTTTAACTATTTTTTTCTTCTTAATGTGACTCAATATTTCTCCCGCGCAATATTTTATTTTCTGACAATTAGACATGTGTATTTACTACTATATAAAATGAAAATAATTATATATAATAAATAGAATAATGGACTATTTAGATTTTAGCAGTGATAACCCCGTTTCTAATATGATTAACGGAAGAGTAAATGCAGTAGATACAGTAGATAATTATAAATTAAAGCAATCTATAGATAGATCAACAGAACATCAAACTAATTTAATATCTCGCAATTTAAATTGCACAAGCGTATCCAGTGTATTTTTTTCAATGGATAATATTAATTTGTTGCAAATGGGCATTAGAAATAAAATTTTAAATGACACAAATGGTGAATATAATATTGGTCGACAAAAAGACGAGGAACTAAAAATTGTTATGCGATCGATTTATTTTCAATATGGAAAAAATTCAGAAAATAATATTGTTGAACAAGTTTTAGAATTAAATACTAAAGTTATAGAATGGTGCGTTCCTGAAATTATATCTAATATTAAACAATCACAAAAATATATTAGTGATATTAGCACTATGCCAGTGCCGTTAGAAAGATCTGTTTTACCATCTACTAAAGGAACTAAAACGCTTGATGTAACTAAATTTAATTAAATAATATAATATTATAGAAGTATAGATATAATATATGGGCAATAGCAACAGTACATATAAAGATACAGCTTGGGGGTATGACAATGAAAGTATTGGAATAGATCCTGATACCGGAGAAAAATTTGAACCAACGCAAAGGGAGCTTGATTTATTTATTCAAGATAAAAGAACAATGTATAAGGGTACTTTTATGATATGTTTAGTATATGGTATATCAGCATTATTATTAATGACTTTAATATTTTTTACAGAGTGGGGTAAAACATATGTATATGATAGATTTTTACCAGCAGTAATAACATATGTAGTTGGCGCAATATTTATAATAATATACTTATTATTTGCCATATTTGCATTAAAACCCCGCAAAATAACAAGAGAATTTAATAAATTACCAATATGCCCCGACTATTGGATACATGAGCCAGTTGATGGGGTGAGAAGAAAATCAATTGCTGATAATAATGTACTTGTAAATGGTACAATAATAGAAGATAATAGTGATGGTACAAGTTATGTTAATGAAAATTCTACAGACATAGCTTATAAATGCGTTCCCGATCCTAAAGTTTTTGGTAGTTTAGATAGATATCGTAAAATGCGCACCGATTTAGACAAAACAGAAAATAAGTTATTTATGGCTTCAGAGTTTTCACATTTGGATACCAATCAACAATCAAGAAATATTCATACTTATTTAGGAGGCGCAAGCTCCACCCCAGGAGACAATAAAGAAAATTTATTAAGATCTACATTAGACTTTTTATATACTGAACAAAATGCAGAAGGTCAATATTTTCCAAGTGTTGAATTATCTTCAACACTTGGAAAATACGCACAATTTGTGGGATCATACAATGATACGACACTCGCGGGTCCGACCAATAAAAAACCAGGGGCTTTATATGTAGACAGTGCTAAAACATATGGTAACAAACCCTTAATATGTAGTGAAGTTTTTCCCAAGGTATTAAATAAATTAGAAGAAGATGATACTACAGATAATTTAAAATGTGATTTTGCAAAAGCATGTAATATCAGTTGGAGCGAATTAGATTGTTTTAAGGATACTAAAACAAAACAAGTAATCGGTGTATAAATTTAATATTAAAATTGTTTACATATTCCAAATGTTTTGCGATGATATTTAGTTAATCCGTGTTTATATATGGCTTCATGATGCGACTTTGTACCATAACCTTTATTTTTATGAATATCATATAATAATAATGTTTGATCATTATCGACAAGAGTTTTAATCATTTTTGTATGATAATCCTTCGCTAAAATTGATGCAGCCGCTATTGCTAAATATTTAGAATCACCTTTAGGAACACATTCATACTCAATTATATCACTTTCACATCCTGGGGGAATATATGGCTTAAAATGTGGTCCATCAATACATAAATACTCAAATTGATATTTTTTATATGCTATATCTATGGCGCGATGCATTGCTTTCATTGTAGCATTTAAAATATTTATATTGTCTATTTCTTCAGAAGATGATTCCCCAATTCCGTATGTTAATGCGACATTTTTGATATAATTAGCCAATATATCTCTCTTTTTTTCGCTCAATTTTTTTGAGTCTTTGATTTCTTTATATTTTTCATCTGGAAATTCTTGCGGCAATACAACACATGCGGATATAACTGGTCCAATAAAAGTGCCCCTCGCAACTTCGTCAACACCAGCCACAATTTTATCTTTGAATGGGGTAATATATTCTGTATCAGTCATTATTACTGCGTTAAATTCTTTAATAATAATATATTTTAAATAATTAAATAATAAATCATTTTTTTATATTTGTATACCCTCTTGGCGTAATTGGATAACGCGTTCGACTTCTAATCGAAAGATTGTGGGTTCGAGTCCCATAGGGGGTATAAAAATATTATTGATATATATTAATAATATGTGTTTTTTTTACATATGTAATTTATTATGCAAATTTTATGATTGTTTTGCATTTACTTTAAAAAAATACAATGAAAGTCGTAAAGAAGAAGAAGAAATGCAAGAGTTACTTAATCAAAATCCTTATTATGCTTTGGAATAATTAAAAATTGATAAAAAACTAACATATTTTATACACCATGTATAATGGCAAAAAATAATGCAATTAATGAATATCAAACTAAAAGTGATATATTATTTGATAAAATAATTGATATATTGGATTTTATTATATCAATTATTGCGCATATTTTGCTGTTAATATTTCTATTTATTATATTTATAATTTCCACAATTGGTATTAAACATTATTATATTTATATATAAAAATAATTTATAAACAAATTAATATAATTAATGGCTAAAATATTAGTATTATACGTTTTTCATGTGTATAATAAAAGTGTTGAGCATTTTTTAAAAAATTGCATTTTTAAAGATGATAATATTGATTTTTTAGTTATATGTAATAATATAAATTATAAACTTAATTTACCGGAATATGTTATGACTTTATCGCGGCAAAATGTAGGAAGAGATTTTGGCGGATGGAGCGAAGGACTATTAAAAGACAATTTATATACAAAATATGATAAATTTATATTTGCTAATTCAACAATAATAGGTCCATTTTTAAGAGATGATTTTAAAGGTAAATGGACTGATATATTTATAGATGGGTTACACGATGACATTAAATTATTTGGATGCACAATTAATAATTCTTATTTTTCACATGTGCAATCTTATTTGTTTAGCACTGATAGAGAAGCTCTTGATTTTCTAATCAATAAAAATGTATTTACAATTACTAATTATTTGAAATCCGCACAAAAAGCACAGGATAATGAAATTATGATGTCTAAAGTATTAATAAAAAATGGTTGGAACATTGGATGTTTGTTAAAGTGTTATAAAGATATTGATTTCACTTTTAAAAATAAGCCAAAAGAAGATTATGAATTACATGGGGATATAATGTATTTTAAATATAGAAATGTATTATGGAATGAATATGATACTGTATTTATTAAATCTAATAGATTTACAATAACATAGTTATATTACATACTAATACGGATGACACAAGTAGCAAAAATACATATAATATTGTTATGTTATTTTCTGTATAAATACTTATAATACCATTATCATCTTCGGTTTTATATGTATCTAAGAAATTGCGATAATCTTGTAAATTGAAAAATCCATATATTATTATAATAGACAACAAACATAATGAAATAATTTTGATAACATTTTTTGCATATTCATCAGTATATAAATTTGTTTGCGTACTTGCTAATAAAGTAAGTGAAATACCTACTGCAGTGAATACTGTGCGATTAACAGATTCAAATATAGTATTTTTAGCAAGTAATATATTATTATCTATTTTTATAGACATTTTATACTTATTAATAATATTATTTTATTTTACTTGTTATCAGGGCTAACCCTGTAAATATTAATATTATACCTATAAACTGGTAGATATTAATCGTTTCATTAAAATAAAAATATGATAAAATAATTGTTACTATCGGATAACAAGCAATTACAATTGTACTTATATTTGTTTCTGTATTTTTAAATAAAAGTATATAATTATATTGACCATAAAAGTAAACAAATGCTGAAAGTATAAATAGTATTGATGCGTAAAAACATTTATCATTTGTTTTAGTAATTTCTTTAATATCTTTAACAACCGTTTTATAATTATCACCATACATCAGCAATGAAACGCAAAAAACAGATATTATTAACTTAGTTATAATTAATATTGTTATTGAATCAATATCTATTAATAATAGGCTTTTATATAAGATAGGAATTATACCAAATGATGATGCTACTATCAAATGTGATATCATTTAATATATTCATATATTTTTTTTACAAGAAAGAAATGGATATTTTTCATATAATTTGAATATTGCCATTTCCTTCATTTTAGCTTCAATCATAATATCAATATTAGTATTATATTTTTGTGGTATTTCGAGTAAATATTCTGGAATATTTTCAATGTAATCGCTATGATGCCCGCACTTACCTTTACCTTGTTCGCTAACATGAAATTTGGGCTTTATGTTTCTTTTTTTCCATGTGTCTAAAATTTTAGGAATATAATTTTCAGGAACATCTAATAATTCCGTTGGATGCATAATATTATAGCAATCATAATGATGAGTATCAAATACTATTGGTATATTTACCTTTTCTGATACTTTTAAACAATCTTCGATTGAAAAGTTTCTTTCGCAATTTTCTAAAACGAGCCTTTTTCTTATATTTTCAGGTAACTTAAGATAGTTTTCGCACCATCTTTCAATAGTTTTATCTTTATTTCCATATATTCCACCACCATGAATAACCATTACAGAATTATTATCTAAATCCATTAAATCTAATACTCTTGCATGATAATCTAAGTCTCTAATTGTTTGTACTATAACTTCTGTCTTTGGACTACCTAAGCAATTAAAATGTCCCGGATGAAAGGTCAAGCGTTGATTATATTCCTTTGATTTTTTTCCAATTTTTGCTAATAAATCTTTTGCAAAATCTAAATTATATGTAGGTGCGCGCGGATTTGATATATGTGGAAACATTTCACTTGATAATCTAAATACCTTAATACCATTATCTTCATTCCAATCCATCATAATAAGTGCATCTTGTAAATTTTCTATTATTTTATTTTTGAGATTTTCAACACCTTTCTCATTAAGAGTTCTCAAAATTACACTGCGTGATGAAAATACAGTAGGACAACATTCTCTCAATTCAATATTAAGACAACATAGACCAAGCTGAATAGCTTTATTTTCGCTCATTTTTGACGATACTTTTATTTTAGTAGGTATAGTTATCAATTTTTTAAACTTTTGAATTTTTTAAAGTTATAATTTAATTATGTACTCATTTTTAGTTTAGTATAAATATGTTCAAAATAATATAAAATTTGATATGCCTATATCTATAAAAATGTTAACATGAATACTAACATGGATCTCGTTTTCGAAGTCGTTTTCAATAACGAAAATAGCTTCAATAATCTCGAAGCAAACAAAGCAAAGATTATTGTTTGCACCTACAAGCCAGCAATCGAAAATAAAAAAATTATTGAACCGATTGAAATTGAAAAAGGTATTACGATGTGTGATACAGCTTATAACATAACGCGCGATATGATAATTATCGCAAAACTAACTGTTTATAAAAACAGAATGAATAATATGAGGGATGAAGTCAATTATGAGGTTAACTATTCTGAGATAATAGATGATTATTACAAATCATCTGATATTACAAAAAAAAAGTTTGTTGATATAATAGTATCCGATTATTTAGAATTTCTTAAAGAATGTGCTTTAACAGGTGGAGAAAAAGAAGATATACTTATGATTTCGAATTATAAAAAACTACTATCTGATATCAATATCTTTATCGAAAAAAAACATATTATGCAATATCAATATATTATCGAAGCATTTGATGACTACATAGAGCATTATGTAGATAGAATGCTCGAAATTCAAGAGGGATTATAAAAATTGATATTTATATATTATATATTTTTTATAATTTAGGCAATGTATGAGTGTATAATGAAAATGGAAGTAAATGAATTTATTTACGATATATGTGAAGAAATTTATGAAGAATTATGCAGACTTAATTGTAATAAAAATATTAGCGAAAGTATATTGATTGATAATATTAATGATATTGTTGATAATAAATTAATCAATATATCAACATATGAATATAATGTTATATTATTATCATATGGTATCAATAATGCTGTTAGTAAATACGCATTAAAATATAAACTAAATGATATAAATACTGAAAATTTTTCGAGGATTATTATTAAAAATCTTATTATGGAATCATTTGAAATAGCTATATAAATATATATTCCGATTCATACTTTTTGTCAAGTAACAACTGATCTTTAATTTTATTTATATTATTTGTATCATATATATTATAAAAAGTATTATTTATTTTTATCATCTGTATACCATTATTGGTTTTATATATTGGCAACATCATATCTAATATTTTAAATTTATTACGCGTAAGTATTTTCGCATTTTTACTCATATATTTCTAATTAATACAAATAATTAATATTTTCGCCATATCCATTACAAAGTTTATAAAATAGCTCTTTATTATCAATATATATACGCGATAATATTACTTGATCAGTCCATATATTATTTTTTTTAATTAATTTTTCCATATATTCTTTATAGAGATTTGCGAACATCGCAACTATATCTTTATGCAATATATAAGATGTTCCTGATATATAATGTTGGTTAATATTATTCAAAATTTTATATTCATCATATTCGCAACTTGAGGAGAATATAAATTTATTTTTAGGTAATAGATTTAATTTATCAGTATCTGGAAATAAATTATATGGTGGCAATTTATTTCTAAAGCAACATATACCAGCATCAATCCAGCAAAAAAAATCAGTATTAAAAGGATTAAGTATTAAAGCCTTTTCAATCATAAATATTTTTTCATTCCATATTAAGTTTAATTCAACTGACGGGCAATGTACAGCATTTGTTACCATTAAATTTTTATATTTGTATGACTCGAAATCTTCTATATTTAATTCTACATAATAAGTTGCAAAACCGTCGCGATGTTTTTTAATTTCATTTATACCCTCCTTGTTACCAAATACTATATATGGTGCATTAATTTTTAAGGTAGTTTTAAACCAATCAAGATATTTATTACTATGTTTATTTTTAACCTTCCAATAACCAGTAACACACGTTAACTTAGCATTCATTTATATATTTACATTTACATTTATACTTAAATATAGTATATATTGTTTAATGTATATTTAAAATTATATTAAACAAAAATGACACCAAAATGCAAAATAATATTTTTTTAATTCATGAAAAATAAAAATTGATAGTCTATACTTATATAAAGAATATACAAGTAACTAATACAACAATGAACGTGCTCCTTCCCAAGAATCTCGACCTCAACAAAATCAAGTATTCCGAACTTAAGGTTATGAAATCGGGTGCTAAATCTGTATATGTTAATTACTCTGTTTCCAAGATTAACATTCAAACTCCCGTATTGAGTATTCCATATGGTGTTAATGATAATCAAAAATGGATTAAAGACGATCCTAAACGCAAAGATGAGCCACCCAAATATGATATCACAGTATCATTTAAAGGTATGGATGAAAATCCTAAAATTAAACTATTCCACGATAAAATGAAAGAGCTTGAAGCCAAGATTATTGATGATGCATTTGCTAATCGTCTTGCTTGGTTTAAGAATAATTATGGTGGAAATAAAGATACTGTATCTAATATGTTTTCAAACATTATTAAACATGATAAGGACAAAGAAACAGGAGAAATTGCTAATAAATATCCACCCACATTCAAGGCTAAAATTCCTTATAATCCCCTCGATGATAAGTTTGAATTTGATGCATATGATATGGATAATAATGAAATTAACTTTTATGATTATGTTGAAAATCTCAAGGGAGGTAAAGCGCAATTTATTATTCAACTTAACGGAATTTGGTTCTCCGCGGGTATGTTTGGATGTAGTTGGAAGATTGTATCAGGCAGATTCCAAAAATCTAACTCGATGAAACCTACATTTGTAGTAGATAGTGATGATGAAGCAGTTGAAGAGGATGAAGAAGAAGACGAAGATGATATCGAAGTTGACTCCGATGCCATTAAGGAAAAAGAAGAATCTGTTGAAGATGCAGATCAGGGACCTCAAGAAGAGGAAGTCGAAGAAGAGGAAGAGGAAGTTGAAGAGGAGGAGGTTGAAGAAGAACCAGAACCCGAGCCTGAACCTCCTAAGCCGGTTAAAAAACCAGCTGTAAAAAAGGCTGTTAAAAAATAAAATAAATTAAATAAATTAAATAAATTAAATTATATTATTATTTTTTTATACTTACTTTTAGCATTAGTACGTAATCAATATTTATATAAAAAATAAAATAACACACATTATTATCGCCATTATAAATCTACCTAATGGCAGTGGTTCGTTATAATCTTCATCAAATAATTCAATATTATTTGATATTAGTTTAGCCAACATTTCTAATATTCTATATGCTAATGGTAATGATAATATAGCAAAAAATATGCCACCATAAATTGCTGTTTTAAATCTACATATATATTTATCAATTAAACTATCTGGTTCTTTTTGATTATCCATAGCCATAGGTGAAGTTGCTGGTGTATAAACAAAATCAGGAGTATATCTTATTTCGTTACTATTATATGCAGTATTCATTTATTACATATATTCTACATAATAATATAGTAAAAAATTATTTGGCATTGGCCCACTTGTATCTCCAAATATAGAAAAAACACCTGATAATAATGATGATGTATTTATTCCCGACATCCATGATGGTATATTTTCATAAAAATCGTTTGAACATAATGCTAATGATTTAAATAAATTGCAACATAAAATATAGAGATCTTCATTGCATTCCTTAAGTAGTTTAATCCCATCTTTGCAAAAATCAAAAACAACGTTATTGGCAGTAATGTTATTAAAATATCTATTACTTTCTTCGATTTCAACAGAAAAATCTTTGAAATATTTAACTGTTTTAAGAATACTTTCAGTTGACATTTTATTTAACCATTCAGGACTGTTATAGAATCCTCTTCTTTCTAATTCAATTGATAAATCAGTATATGCTTGAATATTTGTGTCCCAATTATAACATAGTTCTCTGGGCTCTATTTTATTATATTCCATAAACTTACTAATGCGCCATATTGTATCCTCATTTATTTTTTCTCTTGTATAAGGATTATATGGCTCTTTTTTTTCATCAATGCATTTTTTAATAAAATAATCTAATTCAACTACATCAAATCCATAAGATCCATTAATATCTTTTAATATAAATAATCTATTTTTTGGTATATCCGTTATTAGTTCACACGTAAATAAATCATCGGCATTTATTATATCAACTTCTTCACTTGTTTTATTAAGTAAATAGTATTTGAATTTATTTTGCAATATATTTATTTTTTCGTATTTACATATCTTATATGATTTTGAATTTAAATCATTTAAAAAATTATATAATTCGTTTTTAACATATTTTTTACTTTCATTTAAATAGCGCTTCGATAATAATAAAAGTAATTTATATGGTATGTTTTTTAATAACTCTATAAATAAATACCCTGGTTTATCTTCAATATAATTATTATTTTCAGCATTATCAGAAATATATTTATATAAATTAAATATATCGCTCATATCTAAATTGCATTTATTACCAAATACATTATTAAATATAACATATATAAAATAATTGTTATCTTTATGATATCTGCAAAAATTATTATTTTGTTTTACATTTTTTTTACAAAGCTTAAATGTACGTTTGTTTCTACATAGACATTTCATATTAGTCTCCATATAATTATTACTTTAAATAATATATTTTTTATTTATATATTAGCTGGATACAATATTCCTGCATTGACATAACTATAATAATCATATACTTTATCATTCATCATTACATATTTGATACCATCTTTGCTTATAACTGTACCTTTATTTTTTCTGTTTTTTTGATATTTTTGATGTTGCTGTATTTTACCTTCATTTAATACATTATTAGTAAAAGACAATTTAGTGGGATTTATATTAATTGGCCAATTATAACATTTATAACCATTAGCCAATGGTTTATTTTTCTTTGAATGTATTACACAATCCATCGATGCTGCTTTTAACATATTTAAAAATGAATTAATAAGATTCTCTTTTTTCTGCGCCAATTGTAATATGTGTTGATCAGTAGTTAATTCATTATCTTTTTTTCTAAGTGTGGGATTATTTGCTAATTGATCTTTAGTTAATTTCATTATATACATGAAGACCTCTACGTTTTGATCTTGTTTAGGGAGACTTACATGACTACATGTTCTAACAGCACGACCTATAACTTGATTTATTCTGACAGAATTCCAAAAATATTCTGTAATTAGTACTCTTCTGACATTTTTTAGTGATATTCCTTCAGCTCCAGATTGTGTAATCATCATTGTTTTAACTAATTTACCGTACCTTTGATCAATATCACCAATACCTTCAATTTGCAATTTGATATTATCTGACAATTGTGAAAAATCTCCATTAAATAGATTCATTAAAATATTTGTTTTAGTTCTATCAGCATTAAATACAACATAGCGTTTCCCATCATATTTTTTATCAAATACATCTATATCTTCAATAATATACCCAAAATCTTCATTTTTAACTATATTAATTTCTACATAACCGTTTCTATTCATTATTTCTTTAAAAACACCTAAACCTTCTACCATACGAAATTGTGAATATACTAAAACTGTTCCAGGAGATTTGTTCATATCTTTTAACATTTCTGCGAATTTAGGACTGTAGTGTTTGTATAAATTATCAATATCAATTGCTTCACTTTTTTCGAGTTTAGACATTGCATCATCGAGCTGTTTTTCATATTGTGCAGCTACTGCTTTATTAATATCTATTTTATCATCTTTATCACCCCCTTCATCATCATCATCTTCATTTTTCGCTAATTCTTTTTTCATGACCATACGAATATCTTGAGGAAATGCTCTTTTAATATTATCCGGGAATACAAAATTGCAAACCATTCTACTAAAAGCTCGATATACAGAATTGACATCGGCATTGCCTTTATTACCAAAGCGTTTTTTTCTGTCATCCATTTCCATTTCTTTTCGTCTTACATCAACATATTTACTTAACTGGTGATTAGTCATATCTAAATATTTAATATTTGTTGGTAACATTGTCGGGAAGAATTCCGAACCAGTTGTTTTGTAGTAACTTAATGTTCCAAGAACACGACGCTTAAATAAATCTTCATTTTTTACCTTAATATTTTCGACATCTGTATCGTCTATAAATAATTTATCAAATTCTTCTTTGATATTTGGAAGTGCATAATAACTGGTTGTTTTAGTTTTTATAGATATTTTGAGATCAGATTTATTCAAGGCTTTAGTTATATTTCCTATAATAATTTTTTCGTCATTAGACCAATTCTCTTTTTTAATATTTAGTTCATTGTCTTTAACAAAACCATTTGTTAAGAGCATTATATATATATTGTTATCGTCGAAATATAATTCGTCAACATATTTAATCAAATTATTATCTGTTAGTGTTTTAATAATATTAGCTTTTACAGGTGGTTTGGACGCTTTTAATAATGACAATTCATATACATCCATTGGACCTCTTATTAGATTTATTAATGTTGCTATTTCGTATGGTTGATTTATTATAGGAGTTCCTGAAAGTAAAACCATTTTAATATTTTTAGCTGTCATCATATGATTATAAATAGATCGCGCTAATTTCGATCCGTTTACTATCCTGCTTATAAAATTATGTATTTCATCAATAATAATAAATGAATCATCAAATGGTGATTTTCCTAATTCTTTAATCATTTTAGCAGTTAAACCATTGTAATTAATAAATGTATAACGATTTCTTATAATATTACCAATTGTTGCATCAACCATATCTTTGTATTTACTTGGTATTTTTGAATATTTAGTGCTTTCTATAACTATTTCTGCACCAGAAATATCGTTATTGTATAATGGCACCCACACTAAGCCGTCTTTCTTAACTATTTTATCAGTAATTGCATATTTTCCCAAATCTTTTAACATTTCTTTATTAGTTTTTTTGACCTTTAACAGTGTCCATGATTTCTTTAAGTTCAAACCTGTTGTAGATATCTTCATTAATTCATTTTCATAATTTTGAGATAGCGAAGCAGGTGTCATAATTATTATTTTTTTTCTATTAATATATCCTTCAGCTGCTGCAATGGATGCAGCAGATTTACCAGAACCTAATTCGTGATATAATAAGATCCCTCTATATGGACTATCAAACTGCATATAATCTTTTATTATTCTTTGCTGAGGAAATAAAGATACAGTTTTAATATCTATATCACAACCATCATCATTGCAATCGCAAGATTTATCTTTTATCTTTGTATCATACTTAGATGGATGAAATGTGTTGTAAGTATATTTATTATATCCAACGCGATTTGGAAGAACCCATTCTGTGGGCTTTATTTCAATATCCATTGTCTTCTAATATATTAATTTAAATTTATATTAGTAAAAAAATAATATATCATATAATATAGTAATGATCAATATAGAAAAATTATTGGATAAATGTGAATCAATGACTTTACTATGTACGCGTACAGCCACTTACTGGAGTTACATCAAAATGGGATTTAATATTCCATTAGTATTCACAAGTTCTGGAATGTGTATAATTAACAGTATCAGTACTGATGCAAACACTGTTAAAATTCCTAATATTGTGGTTAATGCTATTAGTGTGTTAATTATGTCATTATCAAACAGTATTAAAGCAAGTGAAAAATTTGAAATATTTAAAAAATTATCTCAACAATTTATGTTGTTATCTCAAGAATTAGAAGCATTGGACGAAGAAGATACCGACTTCAAAGAAAAATTAAACATTATATCATTAAAATATGATAATTTAATACAAGACTGTGCATTTGAAGAAATACCTCAAAAAACTAAAACAAATGTATCTAAATTATTTAGCGACGCTAATAGATATTTACCAATACAATTAAACGGTACTACCGGTAACAATATTGTTAGAAGAAATACTCCACCTAAAGTATTATCTAAAGGAGCGTCATTAGTAACAGTTGATAATATAGATGTAACTAATATTAAAGATTTAGAAGTAGGACAAAATGTTTAGTTATATATAAATCCCATATCATCATACATCATATTTTCATCATCTGAATCTTCATCAATTGCAGATAGTTTACTTTCATTTTTATCTACATCATTGTCATTATACATTTGATTTATATTATTATTATCTTCATTATCATTATTATCATCCATCAAATCATTTTTAATTCCAGCTTTTTTAAGATTGCTTATTAGCTGGTTTTCTTCGACAGTTTTATCGTTTAATATACTTAATTTTTTCTGTTTATTTTCTTCACGTTTTTTATTTAAAAATTCTATATTTTCTTCCATGGTAGGAAATGTTGATACGCTAAAATAATCTAATAAATAGTTTAAAATATTTTTAGCATTTAATTCAACAAAACCGTTAGCTATTTCTACTTCTGCGCGTATTTTTCCACCATTAGTAGCACTTTCTGGGCTAAAAGGAAGACATATTGCTCTGCTAACAATATATTTATTGATTCTATTTATTTCATAAACTACATCGTCATTTATTACTTTATTTAATTTATATACATCTTTTAATATATCTTTTATGTATTTAATAGCATTATTGACTAATAAATTAATGTTATCATCTTCATATTCTTTTTTATATAAAAATAGAATTTTAGATATATTCAATAATATATTTTTTGCATTAATATTTTTATTTCCAAATTTTTTAATTAATTCTTTATTTGATATTCTTGCTGTTTTAGCTAATACATTAATATTTTCTTCAATTAATTTATCTATCAATTTAGAATTATTTTTAAATTCATCTATTATATTATTTGGTAATAAAGGGGATTTATCATACATTGTGTCAAGCCAATCATTTACCATTTCTTCATTATTAGCTATATCATAAATATAATCTTTTATTTTAATAATATCAATATTATCATCCTTCATTATTTCATCTTTGATTCCTGATAACTCAGGTATATAGCGCAAGTCACGTGATTTGTTAGTTACTCTATTATTCCCATAAAATTTCTTAATAGCAATTAAATCTTTACGTCCTGCTTTAACTAAATCACCATCAGTATCAAAAGAATCATCTATTTTTTTTAAGCAACATCCAAGCAAATATTTATGTATCTTTTTATAATTAACACCGGGCATATATAAAAGTGCGTTTATAAAATCCTTTTCAAGCTGTTCTTTATTTCCCTCTTTATAACTTTTAATTAATTTTGCTTGCTCTTTGATCCCCCGTTCTACTTTCTTTTTTTCAGTATCTAAATCATATTTCTTTTTTAATTCTTTTAGTAATTCGCCATACTTATCTATTATTATAGAACGCACATTATCATATATAATATTACCGTCAATAATATATTCATTATTATTTGCTATATAATCTATAGTAGCATCTAATAAATAAGGTAATACACCATTTTTCGCTGTTTTTTCTAATCCGTTCAATGGCGAACCATATAAATACCATTTATCAACAAAAGCGCTATTCAAGTAATTATCATCAATTAATATTGTATTTTCTAATATCTTTTCTTGCAAGTTAACAATCCAAAATGCTAAAGAGTGCGCGAGCATATCATTAAGTGTAGATAAATAATTTTTATTTATTTTGTATATTATATCTGTTACATTACTATCTTGATCCTTAACAAGACCATCCAATATCATAGATGGTTTTATTTTGATGAAATCATCAATAGATTTATGATCAATATCTAAACCAGCATCTGTAAAATCTTTTCTAAATCTGTCATATTTTGTAGGAACACTTTTAAAATATTTAAATAATTCATTACATAATAATTCATAATCTATTTCGAGATGCGATAAACTACTTATTTCATTTATTATGCTTAGTATAATGCGCAAATATTCTAAGAATCCATCTTCGTTTTTATAAGTAATATTTTTGAGATATTTATCGAAATTATTAAATTTTTTAACACCGTAAATGTTTTCATCTAAATCATTTGCCACATTATCCATGTCTTCTAAATCCATATTTTCACCAATAAATTCATTATCTATACCACCCTCGTAATTTTCTCTATCTTCTCCTTCTTTAATTTCTTTTGCTTCGCGGTATGATAATAAATATTTCTTACCATCTTTATCATAATCAAAAATATGATCACTGGAATATTCTAATAATATTTTCATATATTCGTGTTCATCTATAATATTTTCCAAATTCTCATGGGTTGATATTATATTATCAATCGATTCAATACTTTCATTTATATTTATGTTTTTGATTGTTGCCTTAATACCTTTTAGTAATTCTTCAGTATTTGCGTCATTATAGTGTATTGAATTAATAATATTATAAATGTTAATTTTTTTTAAGTCGACGAGTTCTTCGGTAATTATATTATTAACTCTATATTGTTCAAGAGATTCTCTAAGGCTGCTTAAAAAATTAATTGTTTTGTCATCTAATTTAATTAATTTTATCGATGATGATATTTTTTCAAAGAATGTTAATTTCTTATTAATTAAGTCGCTTTTTTTAATTCTATATGGTCTATTAACATTTTTTCTTTCTTTTTCATAGCTTGTTAATTTAATCATATGGTCACATAATACATTAAATTCTTCTTCATTAATAAAATCTAATGAATGGTCAAATCGTTTAAATACATTATCAATATTACTATAATCAAGAGCAAAACAATCTTTTAAATAATCTACTATATCATGAATTGTAGGTTTAATCTTCTTAACTAAATCGCTTACAGTTTTGCTTTTACTTGACTCATTATAATTTATATTTACAGAATTAGATAAGTGTGACGCAATTTTGGTATATACATAATCATTAACTGTACATACTGGTATCTTATAATATGCTGCTAATAATGGCAAATTTACATCATCAATTGGATAAACTGGATAATAAACAGGATATTTTTCGTTTTTGGGTTCTATTAAAGCGTTTATGTGACAGGATGGTTTTAATTTCATATTTTTAGATGAAGGATCATAAGTTATTGAAAAAAAATATCTATTTTTCGCTTCTTCGTGCTTTGCAGTATTTAGTTTAGATAAATTTTTGAAATAGCGAGCGTCTTCTTCGATTTCTTCTATATCAAGTGTATTTGTTTTTTTTTCAGCATCAACACTAAATATATAGTTATTGTAATTATCAAAATTGCCATTTTCTCGCTTTTTATTATCTAATATATCATAGAATAACTGCGTTACCGATTCTGATCTTTTTCTATCTTGAAACATTTCATGTAAATTCTCATATATATCATTTCGTGATAAAGCAATAAAATGAGGATTGTCTTTAATTATTTCATCTAAGCTTAAAATTTCCAAGTATTCTATATCGTCTAATTCTTCATCTTCAATATTAAAGATATTATTTTCAATTTCAACAGACATCCTGATATACCTTTCTCTTTTAATACAAAGATATATAAAATATTTATATTTTACGAAACATTATTTTCAATTGCAAATTTGTTCCATTTTGTTTTAATATTAGATAAATTGTCAATAATATCTTTGCAATTTGCTTCAAAGAAATTTGTAATTATTTTTTCATCTGTAACATCTTCTAATGTTACTCTTACAATCATGAGTTGTTTTAGTGGATGTGGGCAAATATATCCAACATATACGCAAATATAATCATTGAATTTGCTTTTTTCACGAATATATTTATTGTGAATAAACGACTGAATAATATTACCTACAGTATCATCTTCGTTTTCAATTATAAATTCGTAACATCCTTCTATATCTTGAAATTGTTGTAATTTTACTTTATTTGATGTTTCTAATTTTACTAATTCTTGTCTAATATTATTAATTTTTTCAATTATAATATCAAGCGATTTAGCAATTAAATATTTGGGGCCCACATTAATATTAATATATTCTATATCAAATCTAAATTTGATGGGATCCCCGTATTTATTTTTATAGTAACATCTTTCCTTATCTAATATGCTATCATGTTTCGCGGCTTCTGATGGATCTTGAATATAAACTAAATTAGATAGAGAAACTGGATTGAATGATGCATTATCTCTTGCTATACGTTTAACAACATGAGCTTTAAAATTCAAATGTTCACCTGGTCTTAGACGCGTTATTAATATATGATCATTCGATACTTTATTTGGTGGAAATAATTCAACCAATTTTTTTTCAGGCACAGGATCATCATTCATATATGCTTTGATATCATTTGTTTTTACATTAATTATCTTTGGAGTTTCATTTTTAACATTTAATTCAATAACTAAAGAATTATCTTCGTAACTTTCTATTTCTTCTTCTGTTAAGCAAATAGGAATTAAGCCGATACGGTGAATTATAAATTCATTATGTAATGCCCCAGTATTATTAATAATAGTAACTGTTGGTTCTTCTTTATCAAGTTTTTCACCAATAATGCCGGGAATTGGTATATCTGTTAAAATTGTGCGTCTCAACCCATTTACAATTGCCAAATCAACATCATGTATTTCAAAACTATGATTATTTGAAGGATCTTTAATATCAAAGGTATATTTTTCGAACATTCTATTCTTACTTATATATTAATAAAATCTATATCTTATATATCAATTTTTAATAAAAATAATTTATCTAATTTTCTTTAAAATAAGTTGTATTCTGTTATAAGTTTGTTTATTAATTTTCTTTTTTTCCTTAGCAAGTTGCATTTGCTTTTTATTTTTTATTTTATCATCTAATTTTCGTAGACTTTTATTAAGTTCCGTTTCCTTTTTAATAATTTTTGTATTATTAGTTTTCACATTTTTCATATTCTTATCAAATTGTTTTTGATATTCTGTAAGTTGATGCGCCTTACCCTTTTTGATACATTCTTGTTGCTTTTTAATATTCCTAACCATTTTAGCTTCCTCTTTGCAACTTTTATTTATCATGCTTATCAATGACTTTATTTTGCTTTTATAACTATCATTTTTATTAGTCTTCGATCCTCCTCCTGTTTGTTCTATTGTACTAAGCAAATTATTAACTTTATTATTTATTGAATCTTTAATATTGTTTTTAATAATATTAAATTCATTTTGCAAGTTAGCTTGCTTTAATTGCTTATCAGTTATTAAGAATCCTCCACATTGATCATATTTATTATTAATTAGCTCTTGTTGATTTGTCTTTAAATCATCATAAAAATCTTTAATAAATTTATTTGAATACATAATCTATTATAAAAAAGGATAAAAAATATTATCTCGATGATAAATAATAAATAATCATAACGATTATTAATATCATTGGTAATGTGGACAATATAGTAACTATCCAACTCCACAAATAACATTCACCCGATGTTAAGCATGTTATATTATATGCTGTAAGTAGTATTATTAATATGTATATTAAATATCCAAACATATATAATCCAGCGCCTTCTAAATAAATGTTTAAAATTAGAGCAATAATAGTTGTTATTATGCTAATTATAATATATATCCAACCTTGAGTTGAAAAATAACTCATTTTATATTAAATACTATCTAATTAAATATAATAAGTTTTTTTAAGAAATCAGGCTATTCATAATTGCAAAACACATGGAAGTTCTGGGATTCATTTCATTAATTGGATTAGATGCGAAGAACTGAATTAGTGTTTTAATATTTTTAGCATCGTTACATTGACACAAATAGTAATAAATATTAGCGGATGTAATCATTTTATCTTTATAGGTTGATACTTGTAGATTTCTAAGTTGAGCCAAATGATATTGAATAATTGGCGGAAATTGCTTATCGAGATCCTTATTCATTTTATATCTTCCATATTTGGGATAATATGTTGTGGTTGATAGATAATAGCTATACAAACTATCTTTAATTGTTGAGATAATAGTATGAACAAGATATGTTGGGTCAATATGTCTATTGTTATTATCTAAAGGCAGAATAAGATTCGGAACATATGTGCTAATATAATCTTTAACTGTATAATTATGTTTATTTTTCATATATACACCCAAGATGTTCATCCATGTATTAGGATGGCATGGATCAGTTTCTTCGCGATGATTGATAATATCTGTGGACACTTTATACAGTTTAATAGTATTATCTGCAGTTTTCTTTTTAATAATAAGACCATAACTATAAGGATTTGAATTGATATATCCAGTTGCTTCATTAATATTGCTAAATTCTTTTGGATAATTAATACCTATCGCTTCAAAGTCTTTTACACGAGTCATAAAGACGTCTTCTTCAACGAGAGTATTTCTATTTTTAGTATTAACATGAACCAATTCTTTATAATTTTCTCCAAGAAAATTTGTATAATCGATAATATGAATATTCTCATGATGTACAATAATAAATTCGTATGCTAAATTGGGATCGAGATATGCAACAAATTTAGATCTTAGCAATTTGGACATATCAGCATAATTCAAATTATTCTCATCCGGCATTAGTTGATTACTGTAAATTTTATACAAAATCTCGTCAAACATATTGCCGTGTGTTTTAGTAGGATGAGAGAATTTTGAACTATTGGCATCGGGACAACTTGAAGTACCAAAGTACCATTCTCCATTATGATTGTATACAGTAATCATTGTACCATCATAAGCTTCATAACATTTATCGGTATCATTATAAAGCTCTGATACATATTTGGTTTGATCACATCTAATGGGAATAGAATTCGCATAAGTTACAACAATATTATTATTGAATGATTGTGTAAAATCAAGAACAATACTACGACATTGCTCGTATAATTCGCGATATTCATAAATTTCTCCCATTTTATAGTTATTGTGAAGAAGAACAATATCAGAAAGATTCTTAAATTTCTTTACTTTGATATTTGGCCACAAATGATATTTTTTTAATACCATAATAAGACAGTTAGCATATGTTTTATTATCATCATTAATACTATTGTAAATATTAAAAGTCTCTGAAATTACTTCATTGACGTGTTTGGGGAAACTAGCAACTTGAGGATTTGAATTCATAATTAATCTTAATAAGAGCTATAAGTCTTATATCAATTTTTATTTTTCGACCTCTTTTTTACAATATTTATCAAACCATACTTGTCCTACAACTTTAGATGCATCTTCACTTGTTATTTTATTTTGAATAATGTTTTCACGCATACTTAGAAAATACTCTAAACTTCGATATTCGAAGCCTTGTTCGCGCGTTACCATTTCATATAATAATGGATATCTTTCTTCAAAGAATTCAACTCTATTTATATTATCTTTTAAACTGTTAATAATATCTTTAAATTCCATCTTATTTCTATTTTCTTCAATATAAAGCATAATATCTTGAACTATTGTTTTAATTTCATTAGTTTCCATACCGTCTTTAACAAAATCGTGATTATCAGATGTCTTTTGTCTTTTATCCTTTTTTCCCATTTTATATAACTCTTTCTATAATACTCTTTATATATTTTGTTTTTAAAATGAGTACATAATTCTCTAAATCTCTTGAAATTTAAAAAGTTTATAAAAATTAAATAAAAATAAAATTATGTACTCATTTTAATAAAATCCTTTATAATATAATAGAGATCTATAATGAAAAAAGAATTAGAATATGCTGAATTAAAATATGCACCCGATGTACCTGTTCCGCCTCCTCCAAAAAATGCGGGATTATATACTGGCGACGTATTATTTGATAAAAAACCATGGGGAAATATGTATTTAGCACCATATGTTAATCCAGATGCAATCTCTTATAGTGCACAGTTTTACGCAAGTCACCATATACCTTCATATAATAGACCTGGTAACAATATAATCGTAACAGATTTATATAAAAAATATGATAAAACAGATGATAATTATAACTTCAGTTGTTATGTCAACAATATTTTAGGCTGAGGTTTTTTAATGATATCCTTATGTTTTCTTAGAAAATCACAAATATATTTATATGTTTCATTAACTTGTTCAAATGCTATACCACCAGTAATTAAAATACTACCACTTTCAAATAGCGCCCCTGTTACTTTTTTACAATTACCAATAGATTCACCATTGCCTTTGCCATAGCAATTAGTAGGACATTGACATATACCATTTTTATTTTTGCTAAGTTTATTCCAGAAATATTCTAATTTTACACCTTGATATATTCCGGGTTGAAACGAGCATTTATTATTGTATTCATCGCTAATAAACATTTTATGAATATCCTTTCTTTTTAATTCAAAACCCTTAGTCATTTCTTTATCAGTATAAACCTTAAAATCAGTATTAATCATTCTAATTTTAAAGTTTTGGTATTTTAAACTATTGATATCAGTATCATCGGATATTATTTTATTTGAAACGTTTTCATAAATAGTTTTAATATTTGCAATAATATAGTTAACAATTATTTCAGTATGTTTAACGTCCTTAATACCCGTTAATTGTATATTGCCATTTTTAAATATTTTTACATTAGGAATATAATTATTATTAAACATATATATAACTGTTACTTGATTGTCAAATCTGTTTTTATTTGCTTTATCTTTTTTGCTTTTTCTACGTTTTTTTGGATATGTTCCTCTTGATATATCTTCACCATCTTTCATATATTGAATCCAAACAATACCTTCTTTGGAATCAAAACATTCTTCTTTTACTGCTATATTATTGAATAGCAAATTTAAATCAATATTTAGATTAATACCGATATTAGCATTACAAGTGATAGTTGAAATTCTATACGATGAAAAGTAAATGTCTGACATTATGCATATTATATAAAGACAATAGTCCTTATATCAATTTTTAATAATTTAAATTATTATTTTTATAAGGTGATTTGCAACAATTAATGTTGTTACAATCACATAATTTATATTTTAATTTACTGTTATGATTATAAACCCAATTAAAATTTTGCAAATTTTTACTGGATTTACGAAAAATTAGTTTACAAAGTGTTACATAGCTTCCTTTAATTTTAATCATTGTTATTTTAAGATATCATATATCCTATTAATAGTAATTATTTTTTATATTAATTTATTTTTAATTTATTTTCAATATCGCATGATTTTTTAGATAATTCCTTACCTTGATTGTCAATATTATCTGTTATATTTTTAATATAAGACGTGTTTACTATTTCATAATTATATGTCGTCGTAATCATTGGTGGTAAATTCATAATATGTGTTTTATCATTTGTTGTATGACTTTTTCTAAACTCGTCAATTGATAATGGACCATTGAATAATTTCAATAAGAATCTTGATGGGGCTGGTCTTATTGGTTTAGTACATCCATAATGTTTACTCAGCATTTGAATAAAACTATTTATTTCCCATACTTTATCGCTCCCACAATGTGAAGAAAAATTATATGCATTTGCACATTCGAGAGAGCAGAAATCACCAAATAAAACATAGCTATCGGTTTTAACATTATATTTATATGGCATTCCATATGTTCTATTTTCTATAGGGTGGCAACACCAGTAGCAATTATTAGTATTACTTAATATGGCTTTAGTATTATTATAATCTAACATGTATTCATTATTTGTATCTATATTTTGCAGATCGTTACTTTGAATATTATTATAAGTTCTTGATTCATTTATAAAGCAATGATCGGGTTCATAAGGTTTAGGTAAATCTATTTTTTCTGTAGTTACGCATTCATTTTCAATATCTGTTATAGGTAACTGTAAAATAATATCTTGATTTTCTATCACACTAACGTCCTTGACAATTGTATTCATGAGATTTTTCTTTTTTTTTAATTCTATTGCATTATCATCTTGTTTTTTGGATTTTCTGGGCATTATATCATTATAAGTATATAAGGCTATATTATTTATATATGTTTTCATCCAAAAAATTTTTTTAAATATGAAATATTATTTATCAAATCGTAACTCATTTTATCTGTGGGATTTTTAGTTGAATATGTGAAATTTTCAGTACTCGAAGGTTTAATACATTTTGTTTTAATTTCTTTTATTTCATTTGTGAGAGAGCTAATGATATCTGTTAAATATTTGATTATGAATCCTGCAAATATAATTATTATTAAAGAGAATAAATCCATTCTTTATACTTATTTTTAAAGAATATAAAAAATTAAACAAATTTTAGTTGTGCACTACCATTTATTACAGATAATACATTTATATCTCTTACAAAATATGATACATTATATTTTACATTATAATTATAATTTGAGCCTAATATTGATTTGGTAATATTTTGTATACTATTGAAAACTGGATCGTTAAAATAGGGATTAGTAGTAATCGACAATGATGTAGTAATTTTAGAATTATTATAAGATCCTGAAGTATTATTTTTTTCAGGAAATAGTGCAAAAGAATAGCAATAAATACCCGTTCTTGGAATATTTGTATGATGATAATATGGTTGTATATGATTATAATAATTTGCTGGGAAATTTGCTCTTTCAGTGTCTCTTGACCAATAAATTTTTGCGCTTTTTAATATACCCATATTCTCCATATATTGCGCAGAAGCTGTATAATTAGTATAATCATTAAAATTATCAATTACATCATTACGTCTTATGAACCATATAATTTCTTTAATGTGGTTATTTGCATTTGTTATATTAGTATATAATGATGTTTCTGCCGAAGTATCTATATTATCTTCCGTTAATTTAACAGTATCTATTACATAATCAATACTATTAGTTTCAATTAACAATCTTGCTCTTTCAACTGTATCTAAAAATACATATGTGAGAAATAATTTATTTCTTACATCGTGACCGGGTGTTTTTGTAAAATTGTCAATAGAAATATTTGCATTATACAATTCATTATAAAAACTACTACTAATATACATACCTAATTTTTCACTCCAAACTTTATACAATCCTTCAAAACCTCTTTCATTAGTATAAAGATCAACTGTTATTTCATTATTAGCCAATTTTAATAATGGTATAGCTAATGAAGGATTACGTGTAAACCAAAAATTTAGAGGTACTTGTATTTCACGCGATTTAATACTTGGCACTGTGTCATTAATAGTACTAACAGGATAATTAACATTATATAATTTATTGTTAATTACTGTAAATTTAGGTTGAAAACTATACGGTGCAGTATATTCACTGACATTACCAATTAATTTATTATATTCAATACCGTCTTTATTTGTAAGTTCATTCCATATATTCATCCAATCACCATATAATCGTTCAATTGTTTTGCCATCAATTAGTAATTCAACTCTCGCAATATAGTTGAAACCTAAATTTTCTACCCATCTAAATCGCATATCATTATTTGAATATATATCAGGTATTATAAACGATAAATATATTTTTGATAATAAATCAGCATGCCTTTTTATTTTAAAAGTCATTTTAACACCTTTTCTATAACCCAAATTCGCATTATTATCAGGTTGTATTTCTTCTGTTACCATTGAAAAATTAGTGTGTTTTTTGTAAACATATTTATAATAATCAATACATGGATTAGTTGTTATATATTCGTCAATTTGACCTTTTAATACTAACTGCATTAAACCGCCGCCCATTTTAATTATATTAATTACCTTAATAATATCTTATATATTATAATTTATTTATAAATCTTTCTAAATTTTCATATGTACGTTGATTGGTAAATTCAGAAATTTTTTTATCTGTATCTTTATCAACAAGTAGAATTGTTGGAAAGCCAGTAATATCAAATTTTTTTACTCTTTCCTTTGATTGATTTAATTCATATTTTTTAAAGGAGCATTTATCAGGGTGATTAGATTTTAATTTTTCCCATACACCACTACTGTTAAAACTATCACAATGTCCGCACCCGTTCATATAGAAATATTCTAACGAATATCTCTTATCAGCGCTAAAAAATTTTTCGCAAACATTACTGCTATTTAAAAGCAAAACAACAAGCACAAGTATAAAAGTAGCAAATATAGCATATTCTATTCTTAAACTATTTTTAGCCATTATTCTCTAAAATAATATTAGATAATATTTTTACTACATGGTGTAAAAATAACTAAATTATAAAAGCTATTACCATGCTTTGCAATAAAATCATTATATATATTTTTATTAACCAATAAAATTCTACTATCTATTTTATCATAATCAATATTATCACACATATTTACAACATGTACACTGTTATCATTTTGTTCGAGCAAATATTTATACATATTTAAATTAGAATTATATATTATCAAAGTACGATAAATTAATTGATTTCTATAAATATCTTCAAGATAGTTTACAAAATCATGAAATGCTTCAATCCCTTTAATAGCGATTGTCATTTTATATATATATTTATTTTCGCCTTATGTATTTAATTATATAAGATTATTTATATTTTATATTATATAATGAATGATAGTATTATTAAGATAGAGATATCTTATTTTGAGTATAAATATAAAGAATTAACTAATGTACCTGAAAATATTGTCAATAAAGCCATTGATTTAAAAAGCAATTATAATTGTTTAAATTCTTATTATGATCCTAAAATGATGTGGGTTAAAAAAAATAATATTAAAAAAGATAAAAATTACGGACAAAAAAATAGATTTCATATTATTATACCTGATTTTACGGATGATTCAATATTGAAGAGAAAAATAACAGGTTTATTGAACAAATTAACTACTAAAAATAAATCCACGATATATGATAATATCAAGGAATTAATTAATGCAAATGATAAAGATAATATATTTGAGTTAGTTTGGGATTATGTTAAATCTAACGATAATAATTTATATACAAATGTTTTAACATTTTTTAATGATGATTTTTTGAAGGATAAAATTGATTATAAATGGAATAAGTATATCAAGAATAAAGAATGGGACCCACCTAACACTATTTACGATAATAATATTCTGCTTCTTAATGATGAATATGATTTATATTGCGATTATGTAAAATGGAAAAAACAAATTAATAATCTTAATAATTTATGGATAAAATTTAAAATTAACGAGCTAAACATTTTACAAGATGAATTATTTAATCATACTACAAAGATATTGGAGGATAATACATCCTATAAACACATATTGGATATATTTTTAGAGCAGCTTTATAAAATATTAAATATAACTAAAAACAATGATATTATTGACAAAATTAAGCAGATTGATATTCTAAAATTTAATAACTCAACAAAATTTTTATTATATAATATATTAGATTTACAAAATAAATAATTTCTATATTATAATATAGAGTAAGAAACGTTAATAATTATGAGGGAAGATAACAATCTATCTTTTTACAGTAGTTTAATAATTCAAATGATTTTCGTAATTTTATTAGTAATAATTTACGCTTATTTACACAAGTTAGAAAATATCGGTTGTGAATGTTCGGAACACCCCAACAAAGATTTCATCAAGAATTTCACTATAATTGCTTTAGTATATTTCTTTATTACCGCATTTATCTCGCTAAAATCCATAGCTAAAAATATGGGCGGTGTAGTTGTACAATTATTAGCTATTGCAACTTTTGTATTCTTCTTACTATTTGTAGTATACATATACTATGCTTTCGATTATGTAAGATATTTAACTAATGAAAAATGCAAATGCTCGGAAGATATGTCTAGAGATGTTATTGCCGTTGGCACTATGATATCTTTATTCTTATTCTTAACTTTATTATTCACTATAATAATCATCCCGATCTTAATAATAACTTTAAGCAATCTTCTTGATAAAATTGAAGATTTCGAATCGGAAGTTGAACAAACTATCCGTAATCCCATGCGTACCTTCAAAACTACTCCTGACAGAATCGCCAGATCTGCCAAAGAAATAGGTAGCTTCGTGAAGAAAAGCGCTAAAAAAATAACTAATGTTCGCAGAAAAAGATAAATAAACTATTATTTTTATAAATACTTTTATATTAAATATTTAAAGTTCGTGTCTCACCCTTGTTTTTTCCGCTTTTTTTCAAAATTTGTATATCAGCAGTATCTTCAATTATAGATGTTATTTCTTCATCACTAACTGATAAAGTTTCAATATGATTATCAATGTCGTCTTCTACTGATATATTACTGTGAACATTTCTTATTATATTATCTACATCATCTGCTGATTTACTATATTGCGGTGCTTCTTGGAATCGAGAAGACATATCTGATTGCATAGGATCACTATTTAGTGATCCAAATAAATTACTTACCATGCCAAATAATCCCATGTCACCACCACCCATACTTGAACTACTTGTATTTTGTTGTGGCATATTACCAATATTTGCCGATTTGGGAGCTCCCCCACTTCCCATCATATATTGTTTTGCCGCTGCATTTTGAAATTGTTTCATTAAATCGGGGTCTGATTTAAGCACATTTTCTACATCAGGCATTGGTTGTTCTTTGAACATTCTACTTGTCAAATGGAACATGAAAGCACTTCCAGAAAGTGACATAAATAATCTTAATTCCGGTGCCATTTTCTTTCCAGATGATTTATACTTGTAGTGTAATTCTTCAAAAATGTCATCATAATCATTAATATTTTCATTTACTTGTTCAGACCAACCATCTAATTTAACTGAAAATGGGTCATATCGTGTATTCATATATTCTGCACCAGATACAAATGCCATGAGCATTTTTTGCTGGAATCTTACACTACCATCCATCTCTTTTTCTCGAACAATACGATTATATTCAGATTTCATTTCTTCAACATCAGAATTCATATTAAATTTGAATGGTAATTTAAAACCCTTAGATTCTAATCGCTCAAGTTGATAAAGAATTTCTCGCTTTTCATTAATTTCATTTCTAATTATATCTTTTGGACTCATGTGTTTTTTTTTAATAACCCTACTTTCATCACTACCCGTGGTGGATCCCGATTCTTGACTTCCGCTTTGTGATGACCCCGTTTCATCGGTATATGAATTTTCTGTGTCTTTGTTGCTGCGACTTCCCCTACTTCCTCTACTTCCTCGACTTTCGTTTTCGCTACTTGCTACACTAACACCACTTTCAGATGTTGTATCCATATCTTGATCGCGATTTATTTTTTTATCTTTGTATATGCTTTTCATGTTTTTCATATACTTAGCTTTATCATATTTACTATTAGACATTGCAGAGCTTGCTCTTGAAGAACGCGATGACATTGATATTACATCGTCGCTAATTTTCTTTTTATTGAATAATCCTTCATCTATAAAAGCACTTTTTGAGCTAAAATTATTACCTGCTGGCTTAGAATTATTTGGTATATTAAAATTAAATGAATTATTATTAAAACTATCTTTACTCAACTCTATTAAATCGTCGCCTTTATTGTTTAAATTTGATATTAATGACATATTATATATTATTTGGTATTTAAATGTTTATATATTTACAATAATTTATATATTTACATAAATACGCATAATTTATATTAGCTTATTTCTTAATAAAATCGAGCCATTTTTTAAAAAATATTTTACCAGTTTTAGGTATATATTCTGCATGAAATTGAATACCCAATATATTCTTTTTTTTATTATAAGCCATAACAATTTTATTATTCATTTTTTTTAGTATTTTATATTCTTTACCTATTCCTACTAAATAATCTTGATGATAATATGTATATTTTAATTTTTTTACCTTAAAAGGATAATTTAATTTAATTGTTTTAGTATATTTTTTCATACCTTTTTTAAAACTATTTATATTTGAACGTTTACCAAATTTTATTGCTATATATTGTAGACCATAGCATATTGCCAATATAGGTATATTATATTTGAATATAATATTTGGTACATGTGGTGATTTTTTATCAAGAATGAAAAAATCAGAACCACTAATTATTATACCATCAATTTTATTTTTAAGAGCCTTTTTAATACCAGATACATCATGATATCTTTTAATAATTAATTTAGCATTATTTCCAATTGCATTTTTATACAACTTGTGTTGATATTTCCAGTTCCATTTTTTGCTATACATTGATATTAGTAATATATTCATTTTAATATAATATATTATAATTATCTAAAGATTCTCCTTTAATATTTGTTCTAATATATGATACTGCTTGTAAACATGCATCACTTAAATCGTCTTTTTTTTTATTATTTTTAAATAAATCAATTAAATAACTATTATTTTTAATATAATTTTCACAAATTGCAATACTAAGTTTTTTATTATATTGGTATTTATTTTTTTTGAAATTTCTGGAATTTTTAACACAGCTTATATCATCGGCCAATTTTATATCTGGAGTATAATCATGCGTTTTTGTTTTAAGAGATGCATTAACTAATACTACATTTTCGACTTCATTATCCCAATGTTTAATTAAACTAAAATAATTATATATTATATGCTGTATTGTTTTCATAATTCCGTTTAAATTTGATGGTTGATTTTCAATCAACACATAGTCTATTTTTTCATACCCGTTTTCTTTAATAAATCCAACTATATTATCCATTTCATAATAAACTCTTTCAGACGTGTCATCAATTCCCTTTAATTCTTTTTTACTATCTGCTATTGATATAATGCGCCAATCTAATATTTCTATTTTATCAGTTTTTTTTAAAATACATAGCGCAAGATTCTTAACTCCTATATCAAAACTTATATATATCATTTATATTATTAGTATGTACTAATTCTTAATACTTTTTTGTATAGAAGTTACTATTGATTTATTAAACTCTTTAATATTATGATGTCTCATTAAAACTGTTAAATCTCTCCAAAAAGTATCATTCATATAATTACAATTATAATTGTTAATATCTTTATGTTTTTTATATAACCATTTGTGCAATTTCTCTTGCTTTTCTGGTTTTGATAGTTGCTTAATATTATGCATTTTTTTAGTCATCGTTAACCTTAATATAAAAATTTTTAATTCTTTACATTTAAAATATTCATTATTAATACCATCCCATAAATTATTAAATTTAATATAATTATAGCTTGGACATAATATAAAGTTATCTTTATAGTCTATAAATGTTGGATTATTATCAATTATCAAAAGTTTTTTACTAATATCATATGATTTATTAACTTTCATAGACTTAATTAATATAGGCATGATTTTTGTTACAGATTTTTTTATCATACCATTCTTATCAATAATGCAATTATTTCGTGTAAATATTGGTCTGTTAAACTTAATATTATTTTGCTTTTCTATTATTGCTATTTCTTTATGTGCCCAAGTTTTTTCCGATGCAGTAAATACATAAATAAAGCTATTTGGGTAAAGTTTTTTAATTGTTTCATAAAACTTTACAAAATATGGTCTAATTAGCAAAGATTCAGTACTATAACTACTATTTAGTATTTTATCACATTCGGTTTTGCTTTTGGTAAACTTTGGAGATAATTTAATATTTCTTCTAAATATGTCTTGAATATTGTATAAATCACATTGATAGCTACAATCACCAATTATAGTACCATCTAAATCTAAAATAAATACAAATGGTTCCATAATTGAACTACTATTATAAATATATATATTTATTATATAGTAGGAAATCTAATGAATAAATATTCAAAAATAGATAACGATTACCATAAACAATTTTATTTTCAAAGAGGCAATGCATTTGCAAGAAATACATTAACATTGTCTCAAAGTAGACTTTCAAATAAAATTACTATTAATAATTTAAATGATGTAGATGATGATAGTATATCTACATCAAAAAGTAACATATATATAAAAAAATTTGTTAAACATTATATAAAAAATAAATATTCTATCGATAATCGCTCTAAGTATTATAAATATATATGTAAAAAACTTAAAAACATCAAAGAATTGTCATGTTTGCTGCCAAATAAATATTCAAAAGGGAAAAAATTATATGACGGTTATAGTATTGATAATACCGTAAATTTAGAAAAACAAATAGGTTCAGATAGTCGATATGGATCTATTTATATAACATCGATAAAGAAAACATTAGGCAAGTATCCAATTGCTGCTAAAGTTATGAAAGTTGATAAAAAAAACTCATTTGAAAATGAAATAAATAATATTATAACGCAAAATATACTAAGAAATAAACTATCTAAACATTTTGTTTTTACATATAAATCTTTTATGTGTGCAAATGCGACAGAAAATGTTCCATATATTATTAAAAATGAAATATATTACATACTATTAAATGAACTTGCACATGGTGATTTAAAACAATTAAACAAAATGAAAACATATGTAATTGATGATTCTACTGTTTACAATGTTTTTATTCAAACAATATTATCTATAATGACTTTTCATTATATGGGTTATACACATAACGACTGTCATTATGGTAATTTTTTGTATCATCGCAATAAGGAGGAAGGATATTATCATTATATAATAAATGATGTCGATTATTATTTAAAAAGTGGCAAATATAATATAATGATATTTGATTTTGGATTTGCTAAAAAAATAAACGCGGATTCAATAAATGATGATGTAATAGAGGATTATTTAAGAATATTTCACGCATTCCCTAATAAGAAAAAATTCAAGAATGCTTGGACAAATTATGTTGGATATCCATCAAATGAATTTTCGGATTTTGTTATATTTTTATATAACAGATTAAATAAATTAACAAGAGCCGAATTAACAAAAATGAAATCTATGGGCACACTTGTTAATGATATAATATTACCGCGTTTATTGGAGGTTCCCAAAAATATTTTCACTAAAACTAAACCAAAAGATAAAATATTAAACAAGACTCCTTTCTTCATCGATAAAACTTTGCATAATAGTTTTTTCTCTCGCGATTAATTTTTTTCTATTATCGAAATATTTTGTCATGCTTTCATATCCCGCATAAAGTAAATTAAAATAAACTTCATCGTGCAGTTTCATTATTAAATTTTTATTAATAAGTTCTATATTCATCATTGGCAAATCTGGAATATTATCTGGAATATAATAATAATCAATTTTGTCTTCTTCAATTAGCTCTCCGAGAACAACTTTAGTTCTCAATTTTTCATATAATTTTATTATTTGTTTAATTATAAACATAAAATTAAGTTTTGGCTTATCATAAACTATATCTTCATCTTTGTTTTTATTATGATAAGATTTATGTAATACCATTCCTAAAATATTATTATTGGGAACATTTTCAAATAGTTTAATAGGAAAATTATTTGTTAATCCACCATCATAATAGTATTCATTATCTATTTTTACTGGTTTGAATAATAAAGGTATTGTCATAGAAGCGGCACATGCTTTAAATACACATACATCAGGTGTTGTTTCAACACTAAATATTTTATTTTTACATGTGTATATATCTGTTGTAGATACATAATAGTTGATTCCGAATCTTTTAGATAAATAAGAAAAAGTGATTTCATTATCAATATCAGGATATTTTCTTTTAATCACGCCTTTTAAATGATTTGTAAATATATTAATATCTGATAATCCAAAATCTGTTATTATATTAATGCACTTTTTAAAGGATATATTACATAATTTAGCATCATTTTTGGCAATATTAATAATTTCTTCTACTTCTTCGATTGTTAATTTAAATGCAATTGCTAATCCAACCATTGATCCAATAGAAGTGCCTGCAATATGTGTTAAATCTTTAAGCAAATTTTCTAAATATAAATATCGTAATGCGCCAATAAACATAACACCTTTCATCCCTCCTCCAGAAAGCGCTAAATGTGTAATCTTAAAATCACTCATTATAAATAATAATGTTATGTATACTTATATATTTGACTTATATTCATTAACATTTACATTATAATATTTTAAAGCCTCTAATGCTGCATTATTTTCAGCTTCTTTTTTATTTTTCCCCGTTGATGTTGAAATAATAGCCCCGTTTCTATCTTTAATGCAATATGTAAATATTTTAAAATTATCACGCGTTACAACATTTAGTTCTTTAAATTGAGGCATATCTTGTAAATAATGTTGCATATGCGATACAAGCATATCTTTATAGTTATTTTTAACTATAATAAGTTCGCTAAAATCAATATAATTTTCAATAATATAAATTATCCAACTTTCAACAATATAATATCCTACTCCTGACATTGGTGTAATTTTAATATTACCGGGCATTATTACATCATCTTCGCTTGTTTGAAAATCTAAATATAACGCTCCAATAAATGCTTCAAATATATCTTCCATAATTTTATAGTTAATTCTACCATTTGCATCTTCTACTTGCTTAGATATAATTGCAAATTTTGGAAATCCTATTTTATCTGATAAATAACCTAACATTTTCCCATTTACTATTTTAGTTCTTATTTTTGATAAGAACCCCTCGTTTTGATCAGGAAATCTGTCGTAAAGATAACTCGCTACTATCATTCCCAATAGAGAATCTCCTAAAAATTCCAATCTTTCGTAAGAAATATCTTGAAGCGGCAAACAATCATTCGGACACTTTATATTACTTTTATCAAAATCTGTATTTTTCATTGTACAATATGATTTATGAACAAATGCTATACGATATAGATTGATATTTTTATAATTTATATCATTAAGCCCATTATTATCAAATAAATCTCTTAAATCTGCATCTTGTAGCAAAATATTTTTTCTATTATATGGTAAGTTTTCATTATCGATTTCTTTTGTTTTATTATGAATATTGTCAATACGCTTCATTATTTAATAATTTATATTCGAAATAACTATATATCATTTTTTCTTTATACATAAAGATATACATATAAATATTAATAGTATATTTCTTTTAAATAGAATAACATAATAAATGAGTTATATTAACAATGAAGGTATAGCACCGACAATACAACTTGACTCGGTTGGAATAGGTTTACAACTCGATTCAATTGGTAATGCTATTAATGTTGATAAACTTGATTTAAATAGCACCGAGTATTTGGTTGTTGGTGAAAAAAATTACGAACAAAGTTCCGATTATGATATGAAAAATGCCAAATGGAGTTTTTTAATTAACCAGCAAGGAGTTGCTATAAATACTTCGAGAAATGTAAGTTCTAATTTTTTAACACCAGATACTTCATTGTTTGTTGATGATAATATTTATTGTACGGGTATTATTAAAGCAACGGGATTAGAATTAAATAATATTGTTTTAGATAGCGATCCGCTAACAAGCAGCTTAATAAGAGATTTTATTATTAATGCTAATAATATATCGGTTAATCAACCATTTCAAACAGGTACTCATACAAATTATGAAGATGTATATGAAGTAAATTATCAAGTTAAAAACGTTTTTACAACAAGTTTTGTAACTTTAGGTGGATATGTCGATACATATGAAAACACTCATCCGTTAAATATTGTCTCAACGGCAAATAATAAATTTAACAGCATGCATATTGCTATACGCAATGATGTAAATAATGAAGAAGAAGCATGTAAATTTGCAATGGGTATAATAGGTGGATCAAATATATCACCTGCTATTATTTCTACGACAAAAGGAATACCCCTTGAATTTCATGTCAGCAAATCATCGTCGATGATTGACGAAATATATGGATCTAATGCAATACCATTTTATACCCGCGAAGAACAATATCCCGCGATGACTATTGATGATCGCAATAATGTCGCTATCGGTATCAATAAAACAAGCACAAAAAGCTATACTAAAAATACTCTAAATAATGGTATTGTTACTGGTTCGGTCGTTACACAAAATGCAAAACTTGAAGTTAATGGTTTATCATGTTTCGATGATGTTTTAGTTTATGACTATGTAACAAATTCCCATAAAATTCTGGATGATATTTATGTTAGAAATAATGGTATAAGTGTTATAAATAGTACGCAAATATCAGCTGGCGATTTCTTAGGAGAATTTTACAATTTTAACAGAATTACTGTTAATAGTGTTTTAAATGCAAACGATTTTGTTGTTGAAAATAATGTTAATATTAAAAACGAATTAAAAACTGAAACTCTTATTGTTAATAATGTTGCAAATTTTTCTGGTTTAGTACAATTTGACTATAAGGTGGAATTTAATAATGCTGAGGAAGTATCAATAAAAAAATTGAAAATTGATGATGATATTTATATTGGTAGTAAAAAAATTATACCTATTGATATTGATGATCCTGCAACTGGTTATGGAACATATAGTAGAAGTGAAGATGGTAGCAATTATTTCTTTGTATATGTTCATAGTAATATTGCTACATTAGATGCAAATTGTAATATTAGTTTTCCTAAAAAAATGGCCATTGGGCTTACTGAAAATGATGGTTTCGATGGTATATTAAATGTTATTAAAACTGATGAAACAACAAGTAATAATTTCGATATAACACTAAAAAGTACAATTATGGATGAAGACTATTATGCTAATATTGGTCGATTGTCGAGATTAGATCATGTAGATAATAGTTTGATTATTAACACCAACAGAGTTAGTGGTAAAGAAAATAATATCTACTTTTATCCCGAAACTAACATGTCGGAAATAACAAGTAATTATTTTTTGCCAAATATTCGTAATACACCACCTACTCTTTCATTACATAATGGTAGTGTATCTATAAATAAACTCAGTGCACGTGAAGGTTTTGAATTTGATGTTGATGGTAAAGTTGCTGCCAAGGAATATCATTTATCAATCGATAATGAAATGCATAGATTGAGTTCTTTTGTATATCAGACAAAAAATTATTTTAATTTATCTGATTATTACACTGACAAATTTTGCATTAATTATAATACATTAACAGCATTCGCTACAAATATGAAGGGATTAAATGTTAAAAAGGGTATTAATGCCGATGATTACTATCGCAATGATAAAATAGTAGAAACTCTTCAAAATGCTAATTCGCCAAATGAATTTTACACAAATAAAAAAATATCTATTGGCTGGCAAGGTGAAGATATTAATGTTCCTTTGCAAATTAGAAATTTAACAACGGAAGACTATAATTATTCTATAATAAGAATTTATAGAGGTATTCGTGGTGGTGGTCTCAAGAATAATGCTGATTATAGTGGCATAGATTTTTGCGAATATGATAGAGATTTGGGTAGTGATAGAAATGCTGAGAGATGGTTTATTTACAAAAATCACACATACGGAGACGTAGATGCAAGAAATATTCAAAGAGTCGGTCCATTACAAATTGGTTATATTGATAAAGATGTTAAACCATCAACATATGGTATGACATTTTACTATAATACTGAAAACTCGAAATATCATATTGACGTCAACAAACCAGAAATATCTCATAGTGATATTGACTCTGCTATGTCTGTATATGGTGATTTAGAAGTTCATGGTGATATTAAAATTTTAGATTATAATGGTTGTAACTATAACTTTAAATTGCAAAATATTTCATCACTTGCTGAAATTACGCAATATATAAAAACAGTTGAAACATATGGGGATAATATACCCGATGGTCAAGATCCGGGTTATGAAACATTAAATAATGACATTAGCTATACTGGTCATAATTTACTTTATATGCCAAATAAAAGTGTTGTTGTTGATCCAGTATTTGATTCAAATATTCCATTTGTAGTCAAGCAAGACAATTCTAATCTTGCAACATCTAAATTTATAACATATGCTGATGGATCTTTAGAATGTTCATCTTTTATCGAACTTGCTATATATGACAGTAATCAAAAAATAGCAGATGATAACTATGAGAAAACAGATAACATAAATAATATGATTCGATTTAATCTTTCGACCGATGATGCTAAAACTACTAAATTTGATATGAGTTTTTATCATAATGATTATTATAAAAGATTTTTTACTTTTAGAAACAGACTTGATGATTTTGATAATATATTAGGTTCAACAACTCATGTTGGTATTGGTACAAATATAGATAATAATAGTAATATTGCATTTCATATTGACGATATTAATAAATTTGGTTTACAAATAACAAATGATGAAAGATCCCCTGCTATAAATTTATTACATACTGGAGCGACATGCAATATTTATCATACAATTCGAGGAGGTAGTTTTGATAATAATTATAACTTTAGTATTGACGTAGCAAATACCAGTGAATATAATGAACCAGACTCTAAGGAGGTTTTTATTATTGATGCATTTGATGGCAATAAACTTAGACACGGGGCTCGATTTGGATTTAATGATACAACATTAAATGAATCTTTTGCAATTAAAACTGATTATAATACATCTGCTATGTCTATTACAAGCAGATATACTCAAGATCATATATTCAATAGTTTAGTAACAATTTTGCCAGAAAATACGGAATTACTAAAAATGGATTATAATTGGAGTGATGAAAGCAAGTCATATTCAGCCACATTCAATTATAATATTACTACTTTTCCAAATGTTGATGATGATAATAATCCAATTACCGAAGCTAATAAATCAGACCCAGAATTTACATTTGCCACAAATGTTGAATTAGACAGTAATTTTACTTATAAAACAATTCACTCAAATTTAACAATATCTTACAATTCTTCTAATTTAAATTATGATAATAAAGCTTTCAATGATCCATTAGTTGATGTAGTATCTACTTCTGGAGATTTAGTAGAAACAACCCTGCAATATCAACAAACAACTTATAATAATTTAATTGAACCTAATTTAGTTCTTGTAAATCACGATTTTATACCAGATGATATGGTTGTAAGCGAGCATGTAATTGATCTTGTTATAGAAAGTAACTTAGATTTAATCGATGATATTGCTTCTAATTATAAATTCAATTATGAATTTAAATTAGTTTCAAGATTTCCCGATTATATTAATTGTAATATTACTAATATTTATGATTATAACACTGCGTCCAACATTGCTGAAGATAGAAATATGATATATATCAAAAATAAAATTTATACTGATATTTTACCATTTGATCAAAATGAATATTATTTTGAATTTATAGAAAAAAATGTATATTTAAGAGATTTATTTGATAATGGAATATATGAAAATGTATTTTTAGAATCTGAAACAAGTAATATTTTGAGAATTAATTCAAATTTAGATTTTACTGGAAAATTTATTGCCGAACGTGATAATTACATCAACTATACAACAACCAGCAGATTACCGAATGCATTTGTAAATCCAACTCCATCTGAAAATTCTATAGAATATATGTATAATACAGTTATTGATGAGCAAAATAATTCAAATATCTATATTTCTACATCAAATTATGCAATATATAATAATGTTAATAGTACACCACGTGACGTAGAATTAGTTAAGCTCACTGAAAATATTTTATTAGAAGATTCATTTACTATTTTTGGCAACGATATCACTACACAAGTATATCTTACTGAATATTTTAATAAACTTCAAGATGCCCAAGATGAAAATTATTTAATACGTGTTAGAAACTATAATTATAATAATTATAAACCACATATTACACTTGCGAATAATATTGAATCTCTTAATATTATCGAGGGACATCAAATATATAGTTATGATGGAATATTTGAAATTAGACATGTTAATAGTGTTAATAATAGTACATGGGTTCCATTTAAAATTGATGCATATGGTAATGCAACAATTCGAGGAGGAATATTCATGGAAGGTGATATGCGGTTTGATGGCAAAATATATGATTCAAATGGTAATGATCTAATTGAAATTTTAAATAAAAATTATTATAAAGAATATGAAATAAATTCCAGTAATATACATTTTAATTCATACGGATCTAATGGTGTTGAAATCAATGGTCGTGCAAGTCATACCCTTGATGATTATAAGTATCTATATATTAAAGATTACTCTGATTTTGAAACTTTTGAAGATGTTATGGTATTACATAAGCGCCATCTTGAAACACCTCAATTTAAATTGGATTTATATGGTGATCTTGATACTTCCAATGGTATACTGCGCGTTGAAGGACGTGATATAATAAGAGACACCTGTAACTACACATTATTATCAAGTAATATAATATCAAATAGAATTACTGATTTAAATACAGATCATATAGCAGAAGAGCTTAATTCTCATAATAAATTTATAGTTGATCATAAATATAATGATAATTTAGAAGTAAATGGTAATTTAACTATAAATAGTAATTTAATTGTTTTAGGTGATGAAACAAGATTAAATACAGAGATATATACAACTGAACAATTAGAAATAGAAAATAATGATACTGATGTTGCATTAAAAGTAACTCAAACAGGAAACCATGATATAGTTAATATTTTTAATAATACTACTGAAGTTTTTACAATATTATACAACGGTAATGTAGGTATTAATGCTCAAAATCCATTAGTTGCCTTAGAAATAAATGATACTGATGGTATTAAAATACCTGTTGGTGATGATAGTCAAAGGCCCACGGATGGTAAATCAGGTGCTGAATTATCAGATTATACTGGTAATATACGTTATAATACTGATCTTAACAGATTTGAAGGTTTTGGACAAAACAATAAATGGATGTCTTTAAGTGGATTAATTGATGAGAATAGAGATACTTTTATTAAAGTTGAAGATAATGCTGGTGATAATAATGATGAAATTAAATTTGTATCAAGTGGGTTTGAAAGAATGGTAATTAAAGATAATGGATTTGTTGGTGTTAATAATATTTCACCATCTTATAACCTTGACTTAATTGGTTATATGCGGGTATCAAGCAATTTATATGTTACTGATAGAATTGGTATCAATAATGAAAATCCATTAGTTGCTTTAGAAATAAATGCCACTGATGGTATCAAAATACCCGTTGGTGACGATAGTCAAAGGCCTACTTATAATATACCAGATGATGAATTATCAAATTATACTGGTAATATACGTTATAATACTAATCTTGAAAGATTTGAAGGTTTTGGGCAAAACAATGAATGGATGTCTTTAAGCGGATTAATTGATGAAGATAGAGATACTTATATCAAAGTTGAAGATAATGCTGGTGATGATAATGATGAGATTAATTTTTTCTCAAGCGGATTCGAAAGAATGGTAATTAAGGATAATGGATTTGTTGGTGTCAATAATGTTGCACCCTCTTATAACCTTGACTTAATTGGCTTTATGCGTATATCAAGCAATTTATATGTCACTGATAGAATTGGTATAAATAATGAGAATCCATTAGTTGCTTTAGAAATAAATGCCACTGATGGTATTAAAATACCTGTTGGGGATGATATTCAAAGACCTACTTATAATATGCCAGTTGATGAATTATTGAATTATACTGGTAATATACGTTATAATACTAATCTTGAAAGATTTGAAGGTTTTGGGCAAAACAATAAATGGATGTCTTTAAGTGGATTAATTGATGAAGATAGAGACACTTATATCAAAGTTGAAGATAATGCTGGTGATAATAATAATGAAATTAAATTTGTATCAAGTGGTGGTGATAGAATGATTATTAAAGCCGATGGATTTGTTGGTGTCAATAATGTTTCACCCTCTTATAACCTTGACTTAATTGGCTATATGCGAGTATCAAGCAATTTATATGTCACTGATAGAGTTGGCATCAATAATGAGAATCCATTAGTTGCTTTAGAAATAAATGCCACAGATGGTATTAAGATACCCGTTGGGGATGATACTCAAAGGCCTACTTATAATATGCCAGTTGATGAATTATTTAATTATACTGGTAATATACGTTATAATACTAATCTTGAAAGATTTGAAGGTTTTGGGCAAAACAATGAATGGATGTCTTTAAGCGGATTAATTGATGAAGATAGAGATACTTATATTAAAGTTGAAGATAATGCTGGAGATGATAATGATGAGATTAATTTTTTCTCAAGTGGGTTTGAAAGAATGGTAATTAAAGATAATGGATTTGTTGGTGTCAATAATATTTCACCCTCTTATAACCTTGACTTAATTGGCTATATGCGAGTATCAAGCAATTTATATGTTACTGATAGAATTGGCATCAATAATGAGAATCCTTATGTTGGGTTAGATGTTAATACTGTTGATGGTATTAAAATACCAAGAGGTGATACTTCTCAACGTCCGACAAAAGATATTATAAGTGATGCAGAATTAGATAATCACAAAGGTTATATACGTTATAATACTGAACTTGAGCAATTCGAAGGTTTTGGTCCAGGTAATAAATGGGGATCTTTAGGTGGGGTCAAAGATGTTGATGGTGATACTTATATATTAGCTGAAAATGATCCCGGAACAGATAATGATGAGCTTAAATTTTATACTGATAGTAATGCTCGTATGATAGTTGATAGTCAAGGTAAAGTTGGGATTGGTACTATGAATCCGGCATATGTTTTTGAAGTAATAGGTGGTGTAAATATTAAAACAGATGGAGGAGCTCATATATTCACTATAGATGATCGCGATATAATTCAAGAAACTTGCAATTATGTAACTCAATCAAGTAATTTTATATCAAATAGAATAACTGCATTAAATACAGATCATATTGCCGAAGAGCTTGATTCTCATAATAAATTTATAGTTGATCATAAATATAATGATAATTTAGAGATAAATGGTAATTTAACTATTAACAGTAATTTAATTGTTTTAGGTGATGAAACAAGATTAAATACTGAGATATATACTACAGAACAATTAGAAGTAGAAAATAATGATACTGATGTTGCATTAAAAGTAACTCAAACCGGAAATGAAGATATAGTTAATATATTCAATAATACAACTGAAGTTTTTACAATATTGTATGATGGAAAAGTGGGTATAAATAATGATGCGCCTTCTTATGAATTTGATTTAGATGGTTACATGCGGGTATCAAGTAATTTATATGTTACTCGCAAAGTTGGTATAAATAATGAGAATCCTTATGTTGGATTAGATGTTAATACTGTTGATGGTATTAAAATACCACGAGGTGTTACTGATGAACGTCCTACAAAAGACATTACAAGTGATGCAGAATTAGATAATCACAAAGGTTATATACGTTATAATACCGAACTTGAGCAATTTGAAGGTTTTGGTCCAGGTAATAAATGGGGATCCTTGGGAGGGGTTAAAGATGTTGATGGAGATACTTATATATTAGCTGAAAATGATCCTGGAACAGATAATGATGAACTCAAATTTTATACTGATAGTAATGCTCGCATGATAGTTGATAGTCAAGGTAATGTTGGTATTGGCACTATGAGTCCAGCATATGTTCTTGAAGTAATAGGTGGTGTAAATATTAAAACAGATGGAGGATCTCATATATTCACTATAGATGATCGCGATATAATTCAAGAAACTTGCAATTATGTAACTCAATCGAGTAATTTAATATCAAATAGAATAACTGCATTAAATACAGATCATATAGCAGAAGAGCTTGAATCTCATAATAAATTTATAGTTGATCATAGATATAATGATAATTTAGAAGTAAATGGTAATTTAACTATAAATAGTAATTTAATTGTTTTAGGTGATGAAACAAGATTAAATACCGAAATATATACAACGCAACAATTAGAAGTAGAAAATAATGATACTGATGTTGCATTAAAAGTAACTCAAACAGGAATCCAAGATATAGTTAATATTTTTAATAATGGAAGCAATGTATTTACAATATTACATAATGGTAATGTTGGTATTAATAATGTATTACCATTAGTATCTCTTGATATTAATACTTCAAATAGTATTAAATTACCTTTAGGTGATGTAAATTCTCGTCCTACAAATGGTGTTGATCCAACTGATCTTTATAAGTACGTTGGCAATATAAGATATAATGGTGAATTAGGACAATTTGAGGGATTTGGTGCTGGAAATCAATGGGGGTCTTTGGGTGGGGTTAAGGATGTTGATGGGGATACATATATATCCGCTGAAACTACTGCTGGAACTGATAACGATGAGCTTAAATTTTACACAAAAAATACATCGGGAAGTGATGAGGCCCGCATGATTATTACAAACGACGGATTAATTGGTATTGGAACTGAAGTACCAAATAAGCATTTAACACTTAATAAATACAATGCTACTTTATCTATACATGATAGTCAAGCAACTAACATAGCAAGTACATCAATAGAATTAATTAATGGTATAAATAATGAGTTTGATAATAATGAATTACAATGTGGATGGAAAATATCAAATAGTAATAACCAGTATCTCATTACATCAGGTAGCAATAATATTGTTAATGATAGATTTACAATTGATGGACTTACGGGTAATATTGGAATTGGTACAGAACCACACATCTATCAATCTTTAGTACACCAAGATGAATTTAAGTTAAATGTTGTAGGTAGTTTAAATATTGAAGGTGATATTTATAGAGATGGTGAATTATTTACTGTTGGTAATATTATTGGTAGCGATGCAATGGGTGTAGCTTCTCAAAATATGACTATACAAACACTAAGTGAGACATATACAAAAACAAAAGTTATGAGTGAAAATAACGCGCAAAATACTACTGCAGATAATGGTTGGAGATTTATTGACAATGATTTAAATAATGGCTTTATAATAAAAATTAGACCATCACATAGAACATCAAAAATATTACTTAATTTATCTTGCCACATTGGTTTTGATAGCTCTTTAGATTCGCGATGGTGGGGTCTTAAATTATATAGAAAGATTGATAATCAAAATTGGACTGAAGTTAAAGCAGCAAATGGTAATTATGATGAAACTACAAATGATAATGGAAATAGTGCAGATGTAGGTGGATCTACCGCATGCTGGGTATCACATAATTTGGGATCTTCATTATCTTCATATGAAAATTTTGTAGCAAATGTTTCTGGCATATTCTGTGATAGTCCAGATACTCGCAAAGATGTATATTATACTGTTAAATGGAAATCGAGATTAGGAGATACTACAGATCCATGCAATGGTGACTTATATTTGAATCGCCCTGCTATATACAATTCTGGTCATTCACCTGTATTATCTTCATCGTGGGTTGCTCAGGAATTATGGCAATTGGGAACACCTTTTGTTCCGGCATATGGATCTAATATAATAACAATGTATAATAATGATTATGTTGGCATCGGCAACACTGAACCCGAATATGTTCTTGACGTAAATGGGGATATTAAAACAACAAGCAATTTGTATATATTTGATAAAATTGGTATAAATACCCATACACCAGAATTTAGCATTGATGTAAGAACAACTGATGGTATTAAAATACCAAGTGGTAGTGAAAATGATAGACCTTCTGCTCCTGCTGCAGGTGTCATTAGATACAATACAGATAGTAAACAATTTGAAGGTTATGGAATTACTGGCGAATGGGGATCGTTAGGTGGTGTTAAAGATGTAGATGGTAATACTTATATATCAGCTGAAGATAATCCAGGTGATGATAACAATGAGCTTAAATTTTATACTGAAAGTAATTTACACATGATAATTGATAATGTTGGAAATGTGGGTGTCGGAAAAGAAACACCAGTTTACAAAGTAGATGTTGACGGTGTTGTAAATGCTTCTTCATATAATATTGATGGTGTACCATTCCGTTTAGAATTTCCAAAAGGAATGACATTGCAAACTAAACATCTAACATATACTGATACTCGCACTAAAAGTGATACAGCTACAGATTGGGTACCGGTAGATAATGATTTAACGACTGGTTTTGTTATTAGAGTTAAGCCTACACATACTACATCAAAAGTATTGCTAAATTTAGTATGTCATATTGGTATGGATTATCTACAAGACTCGAGATGGTGGGGATTGAAATTATTTAGAAAAATTGGTACTGGTAATTGGACAGAAGTTGTTGGTGCTAATGGAACGGGTTCTAATAATGGTTCCGCATGTTGGATATCTCATAACTTAGGTGCTGAATCAAGTATATATTCGCATTCAATTACAAATGTTACAGGATCTTATGAAGACGAACCACAAACTACAGATGATGTTTATTATACTATATATTGGAAATCACGACTTGATGGATCAAGTGGTAGATTATATTTAAATAAATCTGCTGAAACTTATGATGATAATTATCCTAAACCGTCTTCGAGTTGGAGTGCAACTGAAATATGGCATAATGGAGTCCCATATATACCACCAGTTTCATCATCTATAATTTCTTTAAGTGGCAACAATGTTGGTATTGATATGATTCCTGCTATTGATAGTTCTTATAAATTGGAAGTAAATGGCAATCTTAAGTGTAATTCTTTATTTCAGACTAGTGACAAACGTTATAAAAATAATATTAAAGCACTTGAAAGTGCATTAAATTTAATTGAAGTTATTAATCCAGTTTCATATACTACTTCTGATACTGACCAGTTTAAATATGGTTTTATTGCCCAAGAATTAGAAAATATAATACCAGATGTTGTTAATACACCTCGGGATAAAAATGAATTATATAGTATTGACTATATATCAATGATACCATTACTAACAAAATCAATACAAGAATTATCTAATATTATCAATATTCAACAAAAAGAAATCAATGAATTAAAAGCTAACATATAAATTGCGACTTTTTTTTATTAAATATAAATATTAATTATATAGATAGAGGAATAAAAATGACTATCTTGAATGTAGGTTACGGTACAAATGATCCTCAAGAATTATTACATTTAGTACAAAGTAATGTAACTTTAATATTACAAGATGAAAGAAATGATGGGGCAGGATCTGCAAATATTGAATTTGTTCAAGGACCAGGTGCTAATGGATCCAGCTCAGAAGTTAAATGGAAGTTATCAAGTTCAAATTCTGAATTTTGCGTAAAACGTAGTTTTGACAATATTACAAGTAATGTTATGTCTGTTTCGGAAGATGGTAGTATGCATGTTAGTAAAGATATTATGATATCTGGTAACTTTATTCAAAATGATAGAAATATTATGGATGATACAAGTAATCTTGTACGTGGTGTTGATGAAAAATTAGAAGCAAGAATTACTTATATTGAAAGTTCGTCGGGTGACACCGCTGAAACCAATGATTTAAATACAAGTAACTTTGTTAGAAGAATTGATGAAGAATTAAATACAAGAATTGGTGAAGTTGATAATGGTAGCAATATTTTTAAATACTTTGATCATGATGAGTTTTCTATAGATACTGATGAAATTATAAATTTGAAACCTGCTACTATGACTACCTTAGGTGGTGT